TACACCAAAGACAAAACTACCTGGGGGGATTTCAAAGACCTCCCAGAAACCGTGAAATTTATGGAGGCATTTAATGCAAATCTTGGAACCCGGTGAATACCGGACCCGTGACGGTCGCACTGTGACCGTCTCTGAAGTAAAACCTTCCGGCATCTTCCGAGTATTCGGAAAACTTGACCGGAAGGATGAACGCTGGACCGTTGATGGCCGGCTTTTTGTTAAACATCAAAGCAGTGGAGATATTTGTGGACGAATTATTTAAGCTGATCGACTAACTGTGAATTTCACAGAAGTACCCGAATCGGGTACTTCACAACACTTTAACCCTGGAGTAACAACATGACATTTTCAACAATCAAACAATCGGTTTTCAACCGCTTCAACGCCAACTCTAATGAAGAGCTGTTCACCACGGGACTCGGCCACAGGATACTGTTCGATGCTTATCTGGCGGCTCTGCCTGAGGAGGATCGACAACATCACAACTGCAACTGCTGCAAATCGTTCCTGAACCAATTCGGTGACATCGTCTGGATCACAGATGGGGTGGTGCATTCGATGTGGGAGTTCGAGGGGGAGGGCATCTACAAAGACGTTCCTAAAGCCCTGCACAATTTGGTTATTAGCCAGCCTATCCAGGGTGCCTTTAAACAAGACAACCTCAGCCTGGGTACGGACCATAACTTTGACAAGCATGGTAACCGTTGGGAACATTTCCACGTTGACTTACCACAGAAGCATAAGGGGGGTGACTCCACCAAAGGTCACATTCGAGCAAACCACGACGTTTTCAAGAGAGCTTTGGAAACCCTTACGCTTGAGGCCGTCGATCAGGTTATAGAACTGATCAACGGCAACAACCTGTACCGTGGTGCCGAGAAACTGCGTGTGTTGCAGGAGTTCCGCTCTCACTTGGCGCAGGCGGCTCTGTATGCTTGGGAGCACCACAGAGCCGCCTGCACCAGAATCCGAAATGATGTGATCGGCACCTTACTGGTGGACATCAGTGAGGGCTTACCACTGGATAGAGCTGTCGCAATCTACGAAGCCAAGGTGGCACCTACCAACTACCGTAGACCAACCGCCTTGGTGACTGCCAGCATGCTGGAAGCTACCAAGACCCATCTGGAGTCAGAAGGTCTGCTTGGCTCCCTGCAACGTCGACATGCGACTGTGGACGACATCCCGGTGGCCAAGACATTGTGGGTCAATCGTCCAGTAACGCAACAAGTCGATGTGTTTGAAGAACTTAAGTCTGATCTACCTTTCGACCTGCGTAAAGCCAAGCTGGAAGATATCAAGATCGGTGAGTTCCTCCGAACATTGAAAGGTGTGGATCAGTTTGAGGCCCTGTTCGAACCAAGACTGGTCGGCAACCTTGTTAACTTGACAGAAGCGGTCGATCCAGAGGCCCAACCATTGTTCCACTGGAATACATCACTGGGGTGGGCCTATCGTGGCGGTACCGCAGACTCTGTTAAGGAGCGGGTCAAAGCGGCAGGTGGTAAGGTAGACGGGGATGTTCGCATATCCTTGTCTTGGTACAACCATGATGACCTGGACCTGCATATATACGAGCCAAACGGCTATCACATTTACTTCTCAGTAAGGGGTCAGCCTTCTCCAAATACGGGGGGCATGCTGGACGTTGATATGAATGCTGGACATGGCACTACCCGGACCCCCGTGGAAAACATTACCTATCCAACAATGGGGCGCATGAAGGATGGTGAGTACAAAGTCTGGGTCAAAAACTACCACAAGCGTGAGTCGTCTGACGTGGGCTTCTCAGTCGAAGTCGAAATCATGGGGCAAACCGTGGTCTGTACTTATGACAAGGCTGTGCCTGATGGTGCCAACGTTGAGGTGGGTGTTATCACTGTAAAGAAAGGACAGGCGGTATTCACTCCTTTGCTCCCTTGTTCGGACTCTTCGACCGCAGCCGGTGTGGAAATCTGCGGGTTGAAAGGCTACCGCTTCCATCCTGTAAACATGGTAGTTCCATCACCAAACACGTGGTTCGAAGTGGAAGTGAAAGGTAATGCTCACCTGTTCTTCCTGATGGATGACGCCCATGCAGATGCTGATGTCCGTGGGTTCTTTAATGAGTACTTGCACCCTCGTCTCGAAACCCACCGCAAGGTGTTCGAAATGCTGGGCAACAAGGTAACCATTCCGGCAACTGGGCAACAATTGGCAGGGTTGGGCTTCTCCTCAACCATGCGTAATAACCTAGTCGTTAGAGCCAAGATTGACGGCAAACAACGACTGTTCAATGTTCAATTTTAATTAACCGTTCAACTTTCATAGGAAGACCCTCTAAGCACGGATGCTTTCATTTAACTTGGAGATACCAAAATGACCGATTCTAAGTAGGAAGGACCTAAGCCAGTCGGGTAAGAGCTGGCACCTCAATGCTGGGCAAGCACTTGGAGTGCACTCGGTTGATAACCGAGCGGTTGGGTAGCGACGGCTACTAGGTTCGAATCCCCAGCCCAGTTTCAATGAGCTTTGAAGGATTGGTGAAAAACACTGATTTGTATATGCGTTTTCTGGATTTGTCTGGCGACTTTTATTCCAGCGCATCAATGCAAATTAGGTTGTTAATGACGTACTGACGAGAGGTATCTCAGTGATTCGCGATGCGGTCAGTAATTAAATTTACAAGCTGGGTAGTCGGTTTGACTCCGGCCATTAACCACCAATCCTTGAAAGTTCCTTGGGGGCTTTCTTTATGAAACTTAACCTGGAGTACAACATGAGCGATTTATTCGAACAAGCAACAAAAGCACACCTGCGTTTCAAAGCACCTGTGGGTATGGTTACCGCTGAGGACCTTTGGGGATTCAGCCTGACTGACCTTAACGGTATGGCCAAAGTATTGCACCACGAGTTGCAGGATACCGAAGTGAGCTTTATCGATGCACCCACAGCCGCTTCCGGTGCTATCCAATTGAAGTTTGATGTGGTCAAGCGAGTGATTGACGTCAAGCTGGCTGAGCGGGACGCCAAGGCCCAGCAGAAGGAAGCGATGGCTCAGCGTAAGTTCTTGCAGGAAGTCTTGCACGACAAAAAGAACGAAGCGTTGCGCAACCTGTCGGTCGAGGAGATCGAGAAGCAGTTACAGGCCCTTTAACCAAGTGTGAATTTCACACTTTAACCAACCCAGGTACCCGGTTCGGGTACCTTTCTTTAGGAGAAGCAAGATGGAACTAACCGTAACACTCAATATAAACGAAGACACACTCAAGGCGGCTATAAAGGCTGACGCCGAAAGCTTGTCCAACACAAATGAACTAGCTAATCTGGTGTTCGCTAAGATCGAAGAACACCTGGATATGGGGCAGGTCACCAACACCTACGTCAATATGTTAGGCGAAGACACACTCCGTCGAATATTCGAAAAGTGGGCAGCAACGTCTAACGGTAGGCAGGTTATGCTGCATTTGGCTGAGAAAGCTGTGGTGGCCCAGATGGATGAGATTGTCGAACATGCAGCGACCACTATTGCGTCCCTCTATAGGGAGGAGGACCTTAAGCGCATAGCAGTCAACCAATTCAATGGTCGATCTAGCCTCTTTGAAGCGGCTTTGGCAAGGGTTATAGCGGAAAAGTCAGCCTCGTTAGACAACCTTATCGTGGACACCATCCAATCCAAGGGCGCTGAGCTTATCCCAAAGCTGGTCGACAGCAAACTACCGGGTTACATCAGCAGGGCCGTGAAGGACATATTGAAAGCGGCTCGGATCAGGTTCTACCAGGAGAACCAAGATGAGTCCTGAAGCTGCTCAAGAAGCTCAAGCAGTCAAAGCCAAGTACGGCGCCACCCACTACGCCACCATGAGAGATGGTGTAACCCCTCAAATGTATTACAAACAGGAGTACATCATTTACAACGATAACACCAGTGAGCTGGTGTGGGTTTACCTCAGCTACGCCAACCTATGGATGGGTTCATCCATAACGGAAGCGGAAGTACTTAAATTGAAAGCAATTGATTAATTAACCAAAACTCTAGGAGTATCACCATGTACACACGTTTCACAACAGGCATGAGAGCCAGAAACCAAATCCAATCCAACACCCCTTTGACCGATGACCAAATCCGTCAGGTGGCGCCATCTGTATTCGCTGAGGGGGCTTGGGATGGTGTATCAGACCGGTACACATTCCTGCCCACCTCGGTCACTCTTGAAGCTATGCGTAAGAACGGGTTTGAACCGTTCTTTGTGGCTGAAACCAAGCCCCGCAAAGAAGAAAAACAAGGCTTTACCAAACACATGATCCGATATCGCCAAGTGGGCGACATTGCCAGCCAGGGCGAAGTCAAAGAGGTCATCCATATCAACAGCCATGACCGTACCTCCCAAGATGTACTGATGGGTGGCTTCTTCCGGACAGCTTGTGCCAATGGTTGCTTCATCGGCACCCTGATGGAGGATATTAAGGTCAGACATAGCGGCAACGTTTCCGATGACATCATCGAAGGTGCTTACACGATCATCAACCAGTTCGGCAAAGTGGATGAGGCCCTGGAAATCATGAAGTGCAAGAGCCTGCCGGCACAAGCCCAGGAATCGTTTGCGAGAGCCGCGACGATCATGCGGTACCCAGACAAGGAGGAGCTGCCTGTCGAGCCTCGCAAGGTATTGTTTGCCAGACGTCCTGACGACACAGGCAGCGATGTCTATACCGTGTACCAACGTATTCAAGAGAACCTTGTCCGTGGCGGTGTCACAGGGGTTACAGGTAGAGTGACCAGAGGCCTCACTGGTATTAATGAAATGACCAAATTGAACAAGGCTTTGTTTGATCTGGCCCACAACATTGCTAAATCGCTTTAGGAGCCAGCCATGTCCACAAAAATATCCGCAACCGTAAAGTTTGAAAGGGACTTCGACCCTGACCCAAATGATTTCCCTGCAAGGGCTACTGCCTATGGTATTGAACAAATGATGGAGGTGGTGGAATGAGTACTTTCGAATTTACAGTGATATTACAGGGCAGTGGTGACACAAAGGAGGAGGCTTGGGCGGATGCTGTAGACGCTTTCTGTGCTGACCCTGGGGAGCCAAGTTCCACGACTGAACTTGAGGAAGATTCCGAGGGGGGAGAATGCGACTAGCAACAGTTGAAATACCTCGTGACAGGTACACCCGGGCACTTATGGAACCCAGGTACACAGGCCCTGGGGAAGACAAGTACGAGGAGGAAGATCGGAAGCCCATGCATCAGTTGGGTGTTTTCCAGTATGACCCTGACCGAATGGCACCCTCGCTTGCTACAGCCACGCTGATCACAGCGATGCAAAACAGCTTGGCCGCACAGATCACTGCCATGACTTTGGAGATACAGCGGCTGGAACATTTTAGAAATAACCTGTACCAGTTACAGAGTTACATCGAATATATGGAGGAAGAATGAGTACTTTCGATTTTACAGTCCAAACCAAGGACCCCCCTTGGATAGTCTGGTTTGGCGGAGAGTGTCCCGTCCCTAAAGGCACACTCGTTGATGTGATCTACAGAGACGGAGACATTGCAAATAGCGTTCCTGCTGGTGTTGCCCTGTACGAGGGGTTTTATGCCGAGGTGTGGACTCATGAGGGTATCACCGCAGACATAATAGCTTACAGGGTCTCACCGGAGGCTGGTTTATGAGCAGGAATCTTTACAGAATCCTCAAATCCCCAAGGAACCACATAGCGTTCGATAAAGTACCCACCCGTAGAGGTCACGTTTATGGTGATGGAGGCTACTTGGTGGAATCCACGGCTGAGTATGGGCAGACATTAGATTGCGTCTATGAAATGACCCGTGATACCGCTGATGCTAATGGCATTCCATACTCACAGGCGGTAGGGCAGGTACTGCATACCAATAACTGGACGGTATTACCTACCCATCAACGAACTATTTTGGAACGACTGGAGGCTGGTTTATGAAAATAAAGGCGGGCCAAACTGTCGGCTTGCACCCTGCGGAGCAGGAAGCCTTGATTGTCCACATGGCTAAGATGGTGGGGATATGCATGCCATCATCGTAGAATGCCACACAGAACCCGGTGGAGCTCACGGCCTAGAAGGCTATCAACGGGGAGATCGTTATGTGGCTGTGATTGACCAGGGTTATGACCGGGGTGGCAATTTCTATAAAGAGATCAAGGTGTATCCGGTGGCCGGTCAAGATTATTACGAATCCTGTACGGTCACAACACTCAACAAATATTTTAAGGAGGTCCTATGAAAGCCACTTATCAAATACACTCATTTGACGGGGTAAGGGAACCCCATGAGGTCGAACTGCTCAAAGTCAACCCCGATGGTCGAGACTCCGGACTGTTTCTTGCCCACATCCGTCTACTAGAGGATACCGATAACTATCCGAAAGGGCAGCAGTTGGCCGTGGGTGGCCACGATATAACGGTCAGAGCCAAAAACATCCACGACTGGGCCAAGCAGTTTAACCAACCCGACAGATCGAAGTTCGAACGGGACTTCATGGACTGGCTGTGGGCTCAGATAGGAAAGCCAGTCGTGGTCGAGTGTATTGAGGAGCCTCGTGGTTACCGTGGTTTGGAGGGTTACCAGAAGGGTGGCCGGTACATGGCTGTCCTTGGCGAACAATATTGCAAGGTATATCCCTCAACAGGGGATGACTACTGCGAGCTCTGCACATTACCTGTTTTTAAACGTTTCTTTAAGGAGATTTGATATGGCAAAAATTACCGCAACCGTTAAGTTCGACCTTGAGTTCGAACTAGACCCCAATGACTTCCCTGCCTGGGCTACTGAGGAGGGTATTTGCAAACTGTTGCAAGAAAGGATCAACGATATGAATGGCCTGACCTTCGCAAAGATACCTGAGCTGTTCGGTACAACCCCTTCAGCAGTGTGGGAGGAAGGTGTCACTGTGGACATAAAGCCATGAATAAGGGTCTCGTAGGCTTACTGGCCGGCATGGCCATGAGGAGCACCCCAAAAAAGTACCAGCGCCTAAAAGCCAAAGAATTGGATGATGGTATCGCCAAGGACAAAGCAGAGGAAAAGCGTCGAAGACGTGCTGAACGTAACCTGAGGAATTTGAAATGAGTAAGGAGGTGTGCACCGTTCCGCCTTGCCATCGTGGCAAGGGCTTCAACTGTCCCGTGTGCTGGCCGTACCGGTGGGAAGGAAACCCACCCAGATTGGCCAGTAACAGAACAGGCAAACCAGTTCCTATACCGGAGGTAAAACCATGACTGAACCATTAACCGAAGAACAAATAAACGAAATCAAATATTTCCACGAATACAAGGGGGATGTTACCCGGTGGATTGGGTGGGAGGGTGCCCAACCACAAATCCGGGAGCACCACCCGACCTTGTTCCACTGCTACCAAGCCATGAAAATCCATGAGCACTTGTTGGACTTGGCTATTAAAAACTTAGGGGACTGAGTATGAGTAAATTCCGCTTTAGAGTATGTAGAGACTACACCAAATCCATAATGGTGGTAGTTACGGCCGAAAACATCCAGGAAGCCCACGGTTTGGCTTGTGGGGACCCCGAATTATTTGCAGAAAAAGACATGGGTTGGGACGGTAACGGGGCCTTATGGCAGGAGGATGAGAGCAACCCATCTCCAGCTTATACCCCTGACGAGTCGGATTTTGAGGTCATCGACGGTACTTGGAACGCAAGGAACCAGCACGAGAGTTTCACCTTTGGAGGCTGGGTGACCGCAATCAGAATGTACAAAACAGAGTTGGGGTACCACGACTGGGTTGAAGAGAAGATAGCGGAAGGGGAGGGCGGGAAGTGAGAACCAGAACCATGCAGGAAGAATGCCGGGACCACTTTGAGGGACCTGGGCTAGTCAAACGCCGACAACCCGGTACCGAGAAGTACCCGGCTAAACGAGTGCGTTGGCCTTACTTAAATTGGAGATTACCAATATGCGATACGAAAACGTAATAGTAAGAGGCGTCCAAGTCACCGTTGGCTTCACCGCCGATGGCGCCTTGGGCGACCCACCGGACATAACCGTAGAAGAGGTACTGGTTGGGGCCAAAGATATTATCGATCTGATCAGTGATCAGGTCTTGGCCGAGATTGTCAGCGAGTTAGACATAGTTCGAGCGGAGCAGGGGCCATGAACCAGCACCTTCACAGTATCGAACAACTCCACCATTTCCGTTGTGGCAGGTGCGACGGATGGTGGTCCATCGCTGACTGGAGACCTAAATCAGAGACACTTTACTGCCCACATTGTGGCTATAAACCTAAGGAGGTTCCAATTGATCAAGGGAATAGGGAGGCGTTACAGTGAAACTTTATAAACACAATCAAACCGGTGACCAACTGTATTGCCTACTAGATATCTCAAACATGTCCGGTCTGCCACGATGGCAGAAAGTCAGACTACAAGGTGACAATATCTGCCCGGAAAATGAGCCGTTCTTGATGTGCCAGGACGGGTTCTATGAATGGGCAAAGGCCACAACCGACTACAAAGCAGCGTTCGAGAAGCAGCGTATGATCAATACCATGCTGCTGATGACGAACGTGATCTCTTTCATCGTGACCATTGTCGTGATGGTCATCGCTTACAACAAGTAACTGTGAATTTCACACTTTTAAGGTACCCGAATCGGGTACCTAACTTAGGAGCATCAAATGTTTACACTCGAAATTATCCAAGACCAAGACCCAGTCAGCCCCGTAGCGGAGGGCTACTTTACGTCCACCCTGGCCATGTTCCATAAACGCTACACCCTCGGAGACCAGAACCACGGCATCGACTGGAAAGATTTCAAAAGCTGGAGCGAGATGGAGGCCTTCATCCGTAAAGAGAAGGACGCCGCCGTGGTCATCCCGATCTACCTGTACGACCACAGTGGTATCACCATCAGCCACACACCATTCTCCTGCGACTGGGACTCAGGCCAAGTAGGTTTTGGCTACATCACCAAACAACAATGCCGTGACGAATTGAATTGCAAGCGTGTCGGCATGAATGCCAGGGAATGGGCTTTGAAGACAATAAGGGCCGACATTAAGGATTATGACCAGTACCTAACCGGTGACGTCTGGGGTTATGTGATCAAGGACCAAGACGGCGAAGAGATTGAAGCCTGCTGGGGTATCTACGGCAGAGAGTATTGCGAGAAGGCAGGTAGCGAGGCTTTGGCAGGGGTGCAGTCAGGGGTGCAGTCATGAGTGCCTACAACGTAGACATCGGACCCTTCCAGGACGCAAAGGAAAAGGCCAAAGAACTAGGTGCTGTCACAGCCCTCGACTACTGGGTAAATGGACGGATTAAGGTCAGTACGCACTTCTTCAATGGGGCAGGAGAAGAGGTCTGCTTCCATGTCGTAGGCTTCGACTGGCTTACAGTTCTAAACACACCCAGGAAATGGTCAGAGGTCCTGGAGACTGTTTATAGGAGTAACCAACCATGAGCAAGGTAATCGTCGGACTAATATTCAACGCACTCCTGTCGTGGTTCGTTTACCAAGTGCTGGTCAGTATAGAAGACCCCAAGAAGGCTTTGGCTTGGATAGGTTCCATAACGTGCTATATGTTATTGAAGATTGAGGACAAATTATGACTCCCTCACAAGCTTACAAACTTGAGCAAAAGAAAGCCAGATACCTAGAGGCTTATGAAAACAAACTGACTAAGTTGTACACCCAGGAAATAGAGAAGGTGATGATCTGGTTCGTAACAAAATACCCAAAACGCCGATTAAAGTGGGTATCAGGTATGGGCACCTACTACTGGAAGTTAGATGGAAAAATCTTGGACTGTTCCTGTGTCGAGACAGACTTCAACCAATGGAACCAACTCAGAGGTACATACGGGTGCAAAAACAGGGAACCCGACCGTAAGTACCGCAAGTTGATGCCGCTTTGGGACTTCTATAACAGCATATCAGACCACTCGAATGTGTCCCTGAACTGGGTAGATATAGGGGACTTTGACTCTAACGACTACAAGGACAAATTATGAAAAGCCTAGAAGCACTAGATATTGAAACCGCAGACCAACTCTCCATGGGTATGGGGGCCACCACGGCCATCGACTACTACCCGAGCCCCCGTAACTTGGCAATTTTCTCTGTCCATTACTTCCTAGAGGATGGCCAGGAAATCGCCATGTACCACCCGACCCTGCAGCGAATGCAGGTATTTGAACCACCTCGTGAATGGGGTGATGGGGTAAAACAGGCACAGGGAAAACCCCGTTCCCTGCAGGGACTGGTACCCGTGTCCGAACTGATCGGTGAGGCACTGGACTACGCAGTCTGCAAGGCTGGGGGCTACGAGGGTGACGCTGACGATATTGTTGCCGCTGACAGCTGCTGCACACCTTCCACGGACCCCTCACAGGCTATGGACATTATTGAAAAGGCTCACATTGAGTGGAGGTGGTTTCCTCACGAACCTGCCGACAAGCAGGTGGGTGCAAGAAGAGCTACTTTTTATGGCCCAGACAGATCATTCTGCCAGTTCGGGCCTAACATCCTGGTCGCAGCCATGCGCTGTTATGTTGCCAGCAAACTGGGCGACAGTGTTTATATTCCAAAGGAGTTATTACCATGAAATTCGAATTAGATATCGATGAAAAACAGGCCAACGACTACCTACGAGACCTGCTCAAAAAGGAAGTGAAGAACCAGATCGAACGTTACGTCAATAGCTATGAAACGCAAAACAAGATTCGCCGGGCGGTTGCCGACCAAATGGAAAGATCACTTGTCGGGGTGGTAGCTCAGCTCGCCAGTGAATCCAAAGCAATGGAGGACCAAGTTCGTTCTACACTTCTGAAGAAGCTGACGAACAAGGTGGTCAAGGAGGTGATGGAGTCATGAAAATCATCTTCCTGGACGTCGATGGCGTCCTCAACAATCAAACTAAGGAGGGGCGTATCAAAACACCCTCAGGATTCCTTAACCAGTCTTGCGTGGACAACTTCAATAAACTGGTGGCCGATACTGGCGCCAAGGTCGTCTTGTCTTCCACCTGGAGGATGGACAGGAAGGATGCAACCAAGTCCCTCCTGGCTGGTGGCGTCCAGTGCGAGTTCATAGGGAAGACGCCAATATTGATGGACAGGTGGACACTTCGCGGAAACGAAATACATGCTTGGATAGTGGAACATGAGATGCTGATAGGCAAACCGTATCATGAGTTCCACAGTTTTGTAATCTTGGACGACGACTCAGACATGCTGTTGTGGCACCAGGACAATTACTTTAGAACCGATCCGTGGATTGGATTAACCCCTGCGGTGGCTTATCGAGCTGCCCGATTTTTGAATAGGTATTGAAATGAAAGATGTAATCGGAGAAATAGTTAGCGCTGGTGTGGACGTCTTGTCCTGCTTGGCTGGTGCTTTTGTAACGGCAGTGGTAGTCATTGTCGCTTTGGTACTTTACATAATCTTTGGATTTTGAGAATGGAAGTGATTATGGCCCTTTTTGCAGTGGCTATATTAGTCACTGTCGCTTTGGTAGTCTACATCATTGTTGGAGAAGATGAATGAGTTATGACCCCTTAACAACCGAAAAACTGGATGACATCATTCAGAAATGTAAAATCCAACTGTCCGAACTGGACAGAGACCTCTATGCCCAAATCCGCAAGCTTCGAAGTGCCGGCACAGGTATCGTCGATAGCCACACAATCGATACCTGGGATGTGCCAAATACCATCGTCTACGCCATCTTGAAGGACAAGATGGACAGCATGCCTCTGTCCAAAGGGCAACAAAAAGAATCGGCAAACCTTTACCGCTTTCTGTAACTGTGAAATTCACAGAAGTACCCGGACCGGGTACGACGTTAACAACAACACTTTAGGAGAATCACCATGGTAACCAAAAAAGAAATAATCACCCTCGACCGTAAAATCTTTGGCAGAAACGTGCTGGAGGATTACGCCCGTATCGACGCAGAAATCAAGAACCTTGAGGCTGAGAAGGAGGTATTGAAAGCCTTAATACACAAGGGACTCGAGAAATCCTTCGACCCAGTCAAATCTTTCAAATGCGGTAACTTCTCTTTCATTGCAAGGGAGCTCTGGGATTGTGACCAGCAGGCGACCTATGCAGCGATGGAGAAGGCTGCAACACGTAAGATTCTGTACCCCTCCGCAGTCCTATTCAAACCCGGTAAGGATAAAGAATTGGCCAAAAAGCACGGGTTGTTGACCATGACTTACAGCAACCCTGTGATTAAGGTGGGTTGATGGTGAAGCGTAGAAAGAAACTTAAAGGTGCCGTCTACATGTACCTCTACGGAGCAAGTAGACGTCGTATACAGGAGAAATCCGGCGTCTCTTGGCGCCGGCTTAAGAAGTACCTGAAAGCAACCAACCGTTACTACGGATAGGAGCACGTCATGATCGTCAAATGTTATTGGAACATACACAAAAAATGCTGGAGCGTGATGGATGCCAAGACCCGCAGGGTGATTAAGCATCTTGAAGAGTTGTCCTTGTTCGACTGTACTTTTAGGGTCAGTGAGGCCGGTCGGCAAAGGGTCTTGCGTGATCGCAAAAAGAACGTCCATGCTTTTGTTGTCGGCAGGTTGTCCGAGGGTAAGACCCAGCCGGGTGGTAGAAAGGTAAGGTACAACCCTTACGAAACCCCGAAGTTTATGTGTGAAGGTAAGTATGTAATCGGAGCGTTCTGTACTCAGCTGCATAACGACAAAACTGTAACTTGTTTGGAGCCAATTTATGAGTAAGTCATTTGAAAAAAGTTGGGTAGATTATGAAACGCGGGTCGTCCACCCAGGCGCTGGGGAAATCCAAAGGAAAGAGACCCGACAGGCTTTTTATGCAGGAGCCATGGCCCTTCTGACTATACTATTTGATTTGGACGGTGAGGAGGCTTCCTACAAAGAGTTTGACTCCGTCGTTCAGGAGTTGAAGGGGTTTGCCGACGAGGTAATATGCCATGAGTAACGTATTCCTGGACAGCCCAGGTGAAGTAAACACTGTGGAAGACCTGTCTGTCTTTCTTGTCGAGCTTAAAAACCTACTGCAGCAAACACAGTACACCAGAGCCAGAGTGCCTGAAATGGTTTGGCAGCTGGCCCCTGGCAAGCAGGTGTTTATCGACACCATGTCAGGTGTGGAACCCGTGTTAGCAGAAGGGCCGTCCGCCACAATTAACCTAAGCATACGTTTGTTTTAAACGTACTTTCAATTTATTAAGGAGTATCTATGTCACACATAATCTACGAAGGGCCATCCGTTATAGATGGCAAACCTATTGTCGCTGTATTGACAGGGACTATAAATCCGTCAAGAAACAGCAAGACTGGCCCGATGTTGCAGACCACCATCATCAGGTCTGACATAAGCCCCAACGACGCAGTGAAACAGAAAGAGGATGCCTCCGTCTGCGGTGGTTGTCCACACAGAGGATCATCTTGTTATGTCAATGTGGGCCATGGCCCAAGAGCTGTATTCGATGCATACAAACGGGGTCTCTATGTCAGAGACAACCTAACTAAGTTGGGCCGTAACCGAGCTATCAGACTGGGCAGCTATGGGGACCCAGCTGCCGTCCCCATAGAAGTGTGGGATAAATTATTAGTTGCAGCAAGCATGTTCACAGGTTACACCCACTCACCATCTTTAAGCCCTGGGTTAGCTAGGTATGCACAAGCGTCTGCGGATACTCCGGAGCAAGCTAGGCTGCTGCAGGGCTCCGGATGGAGAACCTTCCGTGTCAAGACCGCTGGTGAATTACTGGAGAGAGGTGAAGTACTATGCCCATCCAACAAGGGTGTACAATGTATCAGTTGCGGGTTGTGTAACGGCCAACAACGTAACGTAGCGATAGATGTGCATGGCACAAAAGGCAAGGTAGGTAATTATGAGAAGTGGAGAGCAGGTTGACTTAGCTGGAAAGGTTTATGGTAGGTGGTTGGTATTAGACAAGCCACCTGAGACAAGGATGTCCCAGAGGTACTGGTACTGCAGATGTGAGTGTGGTGTAGAAAAGCTGGTGAGACAGTCTCACCTTCAAAGCGGGGCGTCCCAATCCTGTAGGTGTTTGGCAAATGAAAAAGCCGCTGCAAGACTAGACGTCTACGGCACACAGCGGGACCCCACCACTAAGAAACTACACACGATATTCCACGCAATGAGAAGGAGGTGTAATAACCCTAACTGTGCAAGATATAAGAACTATGGAGGTAGGGGCATACTTATTGATGAAAGGTTTAGTGACTTTGGTAAATTCCTAGCATGGGCCAGGGCATACCCCTACAGGGAGGGCCTAACTCTGGACAGAGTTGATGTAAATGGTCCTTACTCCCCTGATAATTGCCAATGGCTACCTCAACATCTACAAATGAGGAACCAAACAAGAACAGTGTTGGACGAGGACACAGTGTCCACTATCCTGACCTATATAAAATATTCGGGCCTTTCTAAGGCGGCTATTGCCAGACTTGTGGGAGTAGACCCTCGTAACGTCTACTCCCTGAGGGATAGTTGGCTGGATGTAGCCCCCCTACCAATCTAAGGAAAATTTATATGAAATCGAAAAACTTCTACGCTTCCGAAGTGAAGTATGTGATCACTAGACGGGGTACCCACCGTCGGAAATACAAGTAATTTACAATACAATAAATTTGGAGTATCTTATGAAATTGAAAGTACATATCAAGAAGAGCAGGACAGGCATCAAGGTAAAAATTGAAGTAGCCGAACGTAGAGAACCCTACTTCGTGGGTGAGATACTGATGAGGGGCAAGTTTCCCAATGCCTATAGCGCCAACCAGACCACGGATGCCGCACTTAAAGCATTCGCCCCCTGCGAGGTAGAGTATGTCGAACGTTCGGTCTTCTGACAAACCCATCTACCCACTGAAGCTGGGTAGACCTGACCGTAGCTTCTTCGAAAGCTACGTCTGCAAGGTCTGTGGTAAACACAAAGGCTCCGGCAATCACCGGAGATGTAGCGCAATTTTAAAGAAGCAAATCAAGGAGGTAGAATGATTGGAGACCTTTCAGCACTAAGCCAAAGGCCGGAGCTGGTTAATTTATTTGAGTTGGGTGACAGGATAGTCTGTCACCCGAACTTGGCAGTCAAATTCCCTACGATAGCCAAGAAGGAACATGCCAAGCTACTGCTGCCCACTACCAGGGGTTTGTTGTACATCAATGTCATGATCGTAGAGATGCCCGATCTAAGAGGACTCAGCAACTGGGCTTTGAGAGACGTGGTGGTTTTTAATACGCTGGACTTTGGGGAGGGTTGGGTATTTACCCAGGGACCACACACCGATACCGACACAGCGTCCGGTATCTTGTCCAACATGTATAAGCGCAAAATGAAGGGTACCAGAAATCAGGTGATCATAGTGCCAGAAAAAGGGGAGCCCATCCAAGGTTATTACATTGTCAAAAAGCAGGTGACTGTATGAAGATATTCGTCCCGGAGAAGTATGTTTATTCGAGGGAAATTTTGGTAGACGTCCCTGGCGAGGGTTTGGGCATCTTAGTGACACAGGAGAGGTTTAGAAAGCTTCTCTCCGAGAAACAGATCGATGCCCGTGTTATTTCACAAAACTTAATGAAGGTGGTCCATGAACATTGATAATTTAATAGTAGGGGAGAAGGTTAAGGTGCAGCTGAAACCTCATTTTGAAATAAGTGGTTTGGTGGAGTGCAGAGTATTCAACCATAGTGGCACAGTAGCCCTCCAGCCTTATGTGAAGAATGGCTTCAATTTCTTCACTGGTGAGGACATCGAAAGCTTCTCTATAGTCCAAGACGACAAAGACACTGGTGAGGGACCCAAGCACGACAAAGGCAAGCCTGACTGGACCCTATTGCCTATGTTTGCCGTAGAAGAGGTGGTGCAGGTTCTGGATTTTGGCGCCTCAAAGTATTACAGAGGGAGTTGGCGAAAGGTGCCGGAGTGCAAGCGCAGATACATTGCGGCTTGCTACAGGCACTTGATGGACTATTACTGGCGCCACATTAGACTGGATGATGAATCCGGATTACACCACCTTGCCCATGCAGCATGCTGTGTTTTGTTCGTTCTTGAAATGGATTTACTAGAGCCTGCGAAGGTCAGTAGCGATGGCTAGGTCGCCAGCTACGAAAGCGTTCCACGTAATGGACCATACCATACCTACGCCTAAGTTTGAGGGGGTTCTCCCCATGAAGTGGAAGCCCTGGAAGTTTTCAGAGCTCTTTGGGGTTAGAACGACTGTGCTCAGAAGCAAGTCTTTCTATAACTCCACGGACCACCTGATAAGGCAGGACGTGGCGATAGAGCTGTCCACTGATCCACTGGGTTTCTTTAGGTTGGAGAACGAGCAGGCCTTGCGAGACAAACACCCAGAGTTTGAGGAGTTCTACCAGAACATATTCTTAAACAAGGCGGGCCCCAAACGCAGAACCATGACACACATAGGTTTCTCGGACATCCCCTACTACCTGTCCAGTTACGACGTAACAGCCTTGTTCAACATAGACGACCCTGAGTTGTTTTGGAAGGTGTTGAAAATGGCACACTTTAACTGTGGAGCCCCAATCCTTAGGGACCTGTTCATGACACATTCATGGGCCTATAGAAGGGAGCTGGTTCACATCCTGACGTGCCCCTCTACACCCAGGGAGTTACTGAGACACATCATAACTGAGAAGTTTTCCTTAAAGGAGGTTTGCGATGAGAGGGGTATCTCCGACATTTACCCTTGGATGGACGAAGGGTAACCTGATCGTCAGCAATATCTATGACCCCGCTTGGGAGCCTCGTCACCCGGTAGAACTAAAGCACAAGATCGACAACGATCTTGTGCTGGAGCTTTACAGATTTGAGGCTTGGCAAGAGTTGTTGAAGTCGATGGATTTTCTGGTGAACGTTAACCAAAACTGGTTGGATTTTTATCTGTTTAAACAGGAGGTGGTGCTGCCCGATACTGCTCCAGCAAAGCTGGAAAAACTTCCCCAGTATTCGAAGTACGCAGGGTACTCGATGACTTGGGTCTACTAATTTTCACAGAGGAGAATCAATGCCAGTAATTCCATTCCCCGTAGGGGGTAGAGATATGAAACACGAGGAGCTGATAGTTCGGTCAGTGCCTACGATAGAGGCTTATCGAAGATTGGCCGAGGAACATCCAGAGATATCTGACCGGCTGGATCGTGTACTCAGGACGCAGCAGGAGGGCAACTGCTTTATCTCTGACGATTTGGAAATGTCAGTTTTCAGACTCGTGGGAACCTGATAGTCTAAAAAAAGGGGTTGGGTAGGTTCGCTACCGAAAACCGACATGCCCGGTCGGCTTCCAACCCCATCCAATAAACGGGCCTAACATACTAGGGCGAGGTTAATGTTTAGATTTTGGCAAACATCCGAGTATTCGGAATGGACCTTCTCGCCTGAAGCGGACCCTCACAACCCATGGGCTTTTGCCCGGGACAAAGGGGCCAGCAGAGTGACCATAATGGCCGTATCCCATGACCCCGAGATAAACGGGTTTGAGGCGATAAGCTATTCGGGACCATTATTTTTCGACATAGACGATAGCAACCTCAGCAAGGCTTTACAGTCTGCCGTTGAGTTATGCGAGAAGCTGGTCAATCTGGGAGTTTCAGAAGAGGACTTACAAATCCACTTATCGGGAGGGAAAGGCGTACACATATTTATCGACTCAAGAATTTTCAGCGATGGGGAGCCTGTCGAAAGGTTGCCTGAAATGCACCGCAAGTTGGCCCTGGACCTGTTCGTTCCAGGACTAGACCTGCAGGTGTACTCCGGGCAGAAGGGCCGCATGGTCAGACCCCCTGACGCACTGAGACCTGACGGAGTCCACAAAGTTTTGGTCAGCTTGGAGGAACTTCGAGACCTTGACGTCGAAGGTTATAAGCAGCTGGTCAGCAAACCCAGGGGCATGACGGCTTTCTCAGGCCCCAGAAATAAAGCAAAGGTTTTGACTACGCTCTTTAACAACGTCAAGAAGGCGGTAAAAGCCTCACCACCTGAAAGTGAAGAGAAGGAGATGCAAGGTATTGGGGCAGAGGAATTTGCTCAGCTTGAGGGTGCACCTCCTCCCTGCGTGGAAGACTTGGCGGAGGGCAAACGGTCGGGAGCGACCAACTTCAACCAAATCTCGTTGAACGTAGCCTGCTGGTCAGCTAGGGTAAACATCGAACCGGAGTTGTTGAGTTCCATTCATAACCGGATCGTGGAGAACAACCCCTCATCCGGGGGTGATAGCGCCCGAGTCAGAAAGCGCAAGTTGCAAGCCATGCACCAGTATGCTCTGCACGAGAAGAAGTTCAAGTTCTCCTGCGGCAGTATCCTGGCAACGGTAAACTCCAAACCTTGCAGCCGGTGCCCACTCAAGGAGGCCAAGGTCTCTGAAGGGATACCTGACCACGTATGGATGAGCGAGAAGAACGGTAACTGGTACTCCGACACCGAATGCACCACTTTGGTGAGCACTTTCACAATGGAGAGGGATTCAGTTATTGAGGATGAGATTACGGGTATGAAGGAGACCTCAGTCATACTCCTGCACCTAGCGGCTCATGGCAGAACTCACAAGATAACAGACTTTGACGAGAGGTCCTGGACCTCCAAGCAAAACTTTAAGAACCAGATAGCGGGTATTGATGGAGCAGCGTTCTTCGGCTCCGACAATGACGTGATCCGCATGCGGACTCATCTGGTCAGACACTCTTTAACATCGGGCGTAGAAATGGATACGATTTATAAAAGCAGTTGCGTGGGTATCAACTACCGACGCAGAAAGGGCCCTGACAATGTCATGGACTTAAATCACGTGGGCCGGCTTACATACGTTGAGCCGGGTTTTTCAATGAACGACGGCGGTGCTTTCGACACCCATATGTATGTGGGACCCCAGACAGCGGCTCCAAAACTAAGCAGGGGAGACTTCAACACACCGATAGACTTCAATGCCAACCTTGCGTTTTCCAGACTGTTGAAGTCAAACTTCCCTTCTGTAATAGCGCCCATGTTGGGCTGGTTCCTTCTGGCACACCTTAAACAACACGTCTACCAAGTGGAGCACAGGAACATCCTGCTATGTGTATCGGGGGTGGCTGGGACAGGTAAAAACAGCTTGGCTGCGGTTATGCAGCGACTGTCCGGCCTTTCCGGAGAGGCAGCCATGTATACCTTGGAGGCGCCTAATGCGACCAAGATTCCTTTCCAACAGGCCTGCTCCAATACGACAACGGTTCCACGCATTATTAATGAGTTGAACCCCAAGTCGGTGAGCAAGCAACAATATGACTTCATTATAGAAATCATCAAGGCAGCGTTCGACAGCCGCTCTGTGTCCAAGGGCAGGTTGGGGGGAGGCGACAGGTACGGGTCGAACATATCCACCAGTACGTGGGCCATATCTGCTCCAGTTATGACCTTGTCGGAGGAGCCCATCACCGAGCCTGCGGTTATGCACAGGGGTATCTTTGTGGACATGACCCCACAAGGTCTGAACTACGGGGCTCCCAATTTCGTTAACCTTGAGCAGAGAGCCGACGACTTGATCCCTATCGCAAGGAAGCTGGTCTTTGGTGCCCTCCGCACCCCTGTTAAGAGGGTGGGCGAGATGTTGGCGGGTATCGAACTACCGGAAGTTGTCACATCTGCCAAGATACCCACAAGGTTGAAATACGGTTACAAGACAATCATTCTTGCTTACGACTGGGCTATACAGGTACTGTCCGAGGAAGGGTCAGGGTTTTCAGCAGACAACCTGAAAGAACTAAAGGACATGCGAGGTAAGTTTATCTCCTGGATTACAGACAACAGCTCCCGCATTGCGAGAGACTCTAGTGTTACAGAAGTTGATAAAGTCATCCGCGACTTCGCCATCATGGCTTACACCGCTGCCACTCCAGACAACAAAGCAGCCTGGGCGTTTACCCAGGGCATCCATTTTGTGGTCAGCGACGGCATTCTGTATCTCGATCTGCTGGTTGCGTACCCTCAGTACCAGAAGTTCAAAGGTGGCTCTGTTGACGGGGTTCGTATTAGAAGTGCTGAGGCATTCCTGAATGTGGTTCGCAGCATGCCGTACTACATCAGCGACACGTCGGTTACGGAGTTCTTACCTACGGGTGGTAGGGCTGTCTTGTCGCTGGATATGGAAGCGCTGCAGGATGCGGGTATACCAACCAAGATGTTTGTTTAGGAGCAATTTATGAAATACATGAAGACAATCAAAGTACCGGAGACTACCCGGCAGGTGGTAGAAAAGGTTGAATGCGATATGTGTGGGGAGGAGATAAAACCCAGTAGGAACTACGAGGTTGACGCAGTTACCGTGCAGAGGTGGCATGGTGAGACTTACCCAGAGGGTGGTAACACCCGAACCCAATCGTTCGACATCTGCCCTAAGTGCTTCGTCGAGGACCTGATGCCTTACATAGCAAGTAAGAGAAATATGGCTGTCTCCGAATCAGCCGCTGATTGGTAATAGGAGAAATTTTAAAATGAACAAAATAGATCAAAAAATAGTGGGCTATAAGGTGAAGGGCGAGGAACCCGCTCCGATTACATCACGGGAGACCATGCATGAAGGTATACAAAGACCGGAAGTCCTCAAGGGTAAGACCTACAAGATCAAGCCTCCTGGGGTGGAACACGCTCTGTACGTCACCATCAACGATCTTGTATTGAATGAAGGTACAGACCACGAGGAGACTCGGCCTTACGAGATGTTCGTCAACTCGAAGAACATGGACCACTATCAGTGGGTGGTGGCTTTGACCAGAGTGGTCTCTGCAGTGTTCCGGAAAGGGGGCTCCGTGGAGTTTTTGGTGGAAGAGTTGTCCGCTGTGTTTGACCCGAACGGAGGTCACCGACGCAAAGGGGGTAAGTGGATGAACTCCATGGTTGCCGAGTTGGGCAGGGTGCTTGAAGAGCATCTTGACGCTCCCAAGAATACCGATAAGCACATGTACGCCTTCATTGAAGCCAAGAAGGCTGAACTTGGGGGTATCCCTGAGACGGCTCAGAACTGCTCCGCATGTGGTGAGAAGGCAGTGGTGTTGATGGACGGGTGTATGACCTGTTTGAGCTGCGGAGCTTCCAAATGCAATTAGGAGGTGCAAAATGTCATTTAAACAAGTACCCCATGGGCCCTGGGTGGAAGGTTCGTACAAACCATACTGCGTAAGATGCGGTTTGGTTCGCTTGAATAACGTGTTCACCACATGGGCTATACAACACGGGTGCAACAACAGGGAGCACCCTAATTATGAAACAGCGAGAGCCAACCTCGCAAAACCTAAAGTAACCCTATGACTATCCTAATAAATGAAACAATAACCGAGGAAAAAGCCGGCTTCCTTCTATCAATGGCGCATAGCGTCGCAGGCGGCAGACCAAGTATAGGCTTCGACCCTCAGCACAATGATTACATTGTGATTTCCACCTGCGAATGTAAGGCATGCAAGAACTTTATGGAGTCCTACAACCTGCAGGCCAATACGAGTGTGGTCCTGGCTATCAAAGCTTACGTGGACGCACGAATTAAATTTATAGAAGAAGGGGAAATGAAAAATGAAACGAAGCACTAAGATCAACGGTACCGCATTGGTAATCTTTGCGGCTGGGTCTTGGCAACTGCTGGTCTGGGCAGTGGACATATTGAAGTGGGGGTTTGTGTGGCTACTGAACCTATGACACGGCTACAGTATGACCTGATAGACTTGCACATCAAACCTATGTTTATAGACCGATTCGGTAGTTGGCCGGGGCTAGACCATGCAATGTACATTTACCGAACCCACTCGGTGTTTAACACGGAAGTGAACACTAGAGTAAACGAAATATTAAGGCTGGTCGACATCCACATCAACGGTGTGAACAACGATCCGGTCTACGTTGGTAAGTAAAAAAAAAGCCGGAAGAAGTTTCCCTCTTCCGGCCAAAACATAACCCTACACAAGGCTTCATGATGACACGTCTTAACGAAATTTTCAAAGACTTATCCATTCCTGACACGGTTACGGTTGCATTAGACCCGAAACCCCATCAGCTTGAGGACGTTTACAAGTCAGTCGAATGGCACCGGTCCGCTAACTACTCCGAGGTAGGGACCGGCAAGTCTCTTGTGTCCTACTTGTGGATTATGAACAAACTGTACCAGGGCAAGAAGGTGGTGGTGGTCATGCCTCCTGCGCTGATCGGCCAGTATGCACGTAACTTCAACGTGATAGAGGGACACCACTTCACAATCAAAACACTATTGAAGGATCGGATTAAACGACATAAAGAAATGGATGAGTGGGACAAGGCCGGCTGGCCTGACGTAGTGATTATGGGTTATCAGCTCTTCACGAAGTATCGGAAGTCCCTATATGCTTACAAAGCAATAGTCTGTGATGAGGCTCATGCAATTGCCAACCCGGCAACGCAGGCTTTCCAAGCGGTGTATCAGGTGCTGTTCATGAGAAACATGGACCTACTGCTGATGACTGCAACGCCTTGTACCACAGAGTTGAGGAGTGCATACGGCCACATCCGATTGAAGACACCTGAGGTTTATAACAGCCTTGACCATTTCGATAGGCTGCACACGGTGTGGCAAATTGGCGCACCTCACAAAACAGCGGCTGGCTATAAGGACGTCCCAGTTATTGAAGGGCACCTCAATCGATTCTCGGTCCGACGCAGGCAGGCTGACGTACTGTCACTGGCTGACCCAACCCTGATCGAACACTGGGTGGACTTGGACTACAAGCATGCTGAGGTTTACCAGACCTTGCTGGAGCAGCGCATCCTGGAACTGGGGGACGAGATTATCGTTGCCAAGAACCAGCAGGCACTGAGGCAGATGGCCCTGCAGCTGATCACCAACATTGAGAGTTACAGTGACGTGTTGCTGGACGACAACCCTTTGGACAACCTCAAGGAAATCGTTGAGGCTGTAGGTCCGGAAAAGATTGCGGTCTTCTGTCACTTCCGTGGAACCGTCAAAAAGTTGCAGAAAGAGTTCCATAAACTTAACCCCGCAGTTGTTTATGGCGACTCCGATGTGCAGGCCAATGTGGACAAGTTTCTCAAGGACCCTACCTGTCGGATAATCTTTCTGAACTACCAATCCGGTGGGGCTGGCTTCAACCTGCAGGAAGATTGCCATTACGTGGTCTTCTTCGAACCTAGTGGTTCACCGGGTATGTTGGTGCAGGCGCTTGGGAGGGTTCAGAGGAATGGTCAAACCAAACCTGTAGTTGCCTGGGTGTTTCGCTACTCGGCCACCATCAGTAGCAAGTTATTGTCCAAGGCTTTTAGTCGGGCCGAGGATATTAAAACCGTGATGAACGATGACACATCGTTTGTCGATTATTTATCAAGATTGTGAGGAAGAACACTATGACTGACGACGAACTAGAGAAAGTTAAAGCCTTCATTGAAGATGAGGGGTACGACGAAGCCAAGGCCTTCATTAAGGATTTCAACAGGATGAGGGACGCTTTGAAGTCCGTCTATAAAGACATTCGACGTATCGATAACGAGACGGGTGTTTTGGGGTTGGATTAGTTGACAATGTAATTTATTACGCTATACACTATGTCCAACAACTAAGGAGAGGGACACATGTCAAAGATAAATGCAGGGTTTCGTTGCGACGAGGCCCTTTATGAAGAGGTTAAGAGCATAGCTACAAAGGAACAGCGTTCCATTAGTAATGTGCTGGCGACACTGGTGGCCGCAGGTGTGGCTAAATACAATCAAGCAGGATGGCAAGAACTTCCTGTGCAGGAGGAAACCAATGAATAAGGGCGAGTTAGTTAATGCCATCCATGATCACTGCAACTTGAGCAAAAGTGATATTGCTTATGTGGTGGACGAAGTAGTTAAGAACATCCTGTCAGCCCTGCAAAGGGGTGATGATGTCGTGTTTGTGGGTTTCGGCAGATTTTCGGTAGCCGACAGGGCCGCCAAGGTCGGTCGAAACCCACAAACCGGTAAGCCGGTAGCCATACCTGCTCGCCGGGTACCAACCTTCAAGCCTGGACAAACCTTGAAGGATGCGGTGGCGTAAAAACCACCTAATGAAACTGAAACTGTAAATGAAACTGTAAACTAAGAGGATAAGACAATGGCATTACCACAAGTAGAAACTGGCGTTATGGAAATGGTTGCTGAAGAAGAAGCTAACGAAAAGCGTCAAGCAGCGTTGGCTGAAAGCAAAGCCCTCACCACTGGGGCAGAGGTCAAGGACACAAATAAGGCCTTGGCAGCTGTGGCCGACATGAAGGAGGGCTCGAAAGAACCTTTCGTCATGGAGGGTGGCTTTGACGATGTAAAAGTAGACTTCACATCCTTCCCAACAGTCACGTTGAACAACCAAAAGTTCAGCACCACTGAGCATGAAAATTTTGGCGAAGTGTTCGACTGCGTGATGTTGTCCCGCCGCAAAGTGTTCTTGTTCCGTGGCGACTTAGGTCGTGATAAGGACCCAGAACTACACTACAGCAGCGATGGCTTGACAGACGATAAAGAAGGCAAACCTATTGCCGAATATATCGAAGACTGGAAGTCACGAGGTATTGAGTACGACCGCAAAGAGTATGACTACGTTATGGTTAACATGATCGATGGTCCCCACGAGAGCGAGATTTGCCAAATACAGGTGTCTCCCGCTTCAAGGGGTAAACTGGCTGGCTATATCAAACAGCTCGAACTGCGTCGTAAGCAACCCTCCGAAGTCGTTACGCAAGTAGGTATCGGCCCAACCGTCGGCTCTGGTATTAAGGCATTCAACCCTTTTACCTTCAAGCTGATTGGTTAACCTAATCTCCGGTGAGATTATCAAAGCGCCCCGGGGTCCTTTTATTCCTTTGTGGACCTTTTCTCAGGCTGAGCATAAGCAGTTTGGGCCGCCATACCTTGTGCAACCGCTGGTTCCTTCGGGAGCCAGCACCCTTAATGATCTTGGACACAGGGTCATTAAGGGTGGGGTTACCCCGCCATTCAACTTTACTTTAACCCGGTAGTCGAAGTAAGGCAGAAACCTAACCCCTGCCGGGTAAGCGCAGGGGGACCGGGCTGGCCGTTTGGGTCGGAAAACTTTGGTGGTCAGTCCGACCTAATTCATGCAAGCCGGTCCTAGACCGGCTTTTTTTATGGGAGATTTTATGAAAGCTAACCTAATAGTAGCCATGGACCGAGAGGGTTTGATAGGTCTGGACGGCCAGCTGCCGTGGCAGACCCATGACGCCTTTAGACGGGAAGACTTGACTCATTTCAAGAACACTACCAAAGGCCACCCTTGCATCATGGGTCACCGCACCTTCCGATCACTAAGCAGACGGCTTGTGGGTAGGCAGGAGATAGTGGTATCCAGAAGCCCCGCACTTGCAGTTACCCACAGCACTCTCATACTGGTGGCCAACGAACTGTCCAGGGCCGTAGAAATAGCGGGGGGTATAACTCCGTTCGTCATGGGGGGAGCCACCCTGTACCGACAGCTTCTGCAGAGGAGGCAGGAGTGGGAGGGTTTGTCCTTCGTAACCGTCCTTAGGGCAACGATTAAAGTGTCGGAAGGACAGGAAGCCACTTACTTCCCTTTGAAACCCCACGATCTGGCGGAGCTGGGGGAGCAAGTGTCTGAAACCACAACGGCTTACGCCAACTACTTGGTATATAGAAGATGAGAGAAGACACTAAAGCGTTTGTAATAAACTCACAGCAAGTGGCCACAGCCCAGCGGGCCGGCTGGCCAATGGTCGCAATCCTTGGTACTGGCCTGTACGTGTCGGTGGTTAACAAGGAGCAGGTCGAGCAGCTGCTTAGAGCTTGTCAGTTTGCCTTGGGGATGGAGGAGCTACCATGAACACAAAAGTCATATTCACAGCAACCCTTGAGGTTGCCATATCAGCGACGTGGCAAGACTCCGCGCCTTTGGAACAAATAACGAGGGATGCAGAGATAGCTGCTAAGAATCGTATAGTGTTCCTACAGCAGAAGGGGTTCAGCATCTCCGACCTTAAAGCCACTAGGGTTATTTTGGCGGAGGGTTAGCCATGTCTACGAGAGAGTTATTAGAAGAATGTTTGAACACCTGCATGTGCCACAACGACCATGCTATTAAGAAGAAAATACAGGCAGAGCTGGCAAAACCCGATCCGGAGCCAGACTACTGGCACGTAGTGGATGAAGATGGCCTCAGTATCTACTCTGCCTCTTTCAAAGAAGCCTGCCAGGACCATATAAATGACACTCTTATGGGTGATAGTTGCTACCCGACGGAGCAGGTCGCCCAATGGGTCGTTAGACCGCTATGGAGTAAGCCATGTCCATGACCGACATTTTCCAAAACATGCACCCCAAAGTGCAGCACCGATTCACAGACATACTTCTGACTGCCGCCATTATCCATAAAGCTGGGCAGGCAGACTGGAGGGACTATGTCAGGATGGGTCGCAACCGGTCCATAGGTAGGTTGCGTAAAACACTACAGACTGTACTCGACTACACGGACGAGCAGTTTGAATCTTTCGTTAGTAAAATTTAAGGAGCCGTTATGGATGCACTAGAACTACCAGATGTAAAGAGGTACCACTTGATCATAGTCCCTGTAGAGGGCGCTCACGGGGGTTACGTCCGGATCGAGGACTATAAGAACCTGGAGATACAAGCCCAGGTCAGAGACCTCAGACTGTCCACCGCTCTTGGGGAGGTAAAGAGGCTTGAGGACCAAGTACTGCGCTTGCAGGCAGAGGTTGAGGCCTGGGTTGAAGACGTAGACTATCTACGCGAACAACGGCGGTTGGGCAGGATATGGGGGAGGTTTGCCTTCTTCAGTATACCTGTTGGTTACGTTATCGGATTTTTACTGGCAGGTGCGAAATGAAACAGTATCAAGATTTATTGCAGGACTTATTATACAACGGTGAGGCTAGTTCTGACCGTACCGGGGTAGGCACCTTGAGAAAGGCAGGCCACATGATGAGGTTCGACCTGAAGGAGGGGTTTCCCCTTGTAACCACCAAGAAGGTGTTCGTTAGAGGGACTATTGAAGAATTACTATGGTTCCTTCGAGGGTCGACTGACGTTAAAGAGCTGCAGGATGTCGGGGTTCATTTCTGGGACAGCTGGGTGGATGAAAGCTGTAGTATAGGCCATGGTTACGGTAAACAGTTCAGACGGATCGAGTCATTTGTGCCAGTTACACCCAAGACCTATACCCCTGAACCAATTGAAAGCGTAAGCAAACCATTACCGGAACCCGTTTACCCCTCAGATACAGGCAAGACAGCTTTTAAGGTTGGAGAAGTTAGGCAGTCTTCGGATGCAGGGGCTTACGTTATCCTAGAGGAGATACCGCCTAACCAAACCATGAACAGGACACACTGGAGGGTCGGGTTCGTAAGTACAGGCAACACCAGATTGGCCAAGTACGGGGACATCCAAAATAATAGCCTCAGGGACCCTTACAGGAGGAGCGTCTTCGGTGTTGGTTATTACGGTGATTACTGTGAACAAGACCCCTATTATACGGTCCTGGTTGAGACTTGGAGGGAGATGATCCGTAGGTGCTATCACGAACCCTCTGAAAACTATGCTAGTTACGGTGGGTCAGGTGTACACGTGGACCGCAAGTGGCATTGTTTTGCAAACTTTCAGGCTGATGCTAAGAAAATCCCTGGATGGTCACTTAAGTTGGAATACCCGGAAGATTACTCCCTCGACAAGGACGTTCTTTGGGCTTCTAACAGGTACTCTAAACAAACATGCTGTTGGGCTTCCTATGAGGAGCAGTCGGTTAACAGGCTTAACACTAAATACTTCTCGGCAGTGTCTCCTGACGGTGTAGAGGTAGGCTTCCCGTCAATAGGAGAGATGGCTAGGTCAGAGGGTATGAATGTAAGTGCCATTCACAGGTGCCTAAACGGAAAGCTAAAGTCTCACCATGGGTGGACGGACTTCCAGTACCTTGAAGTACCACCAGGGCAGGTGTTGAGGTACAGGCTTATCGACCAAGTAAAAATAGCCTTAGCGGAGTTAAAGCATAACATGGACTCCAGAAGGAACATGATAGCCCTTTGGAACCCACAGGATATGGACAGGACCACGCTGCCGTGTTGCCATGGCAGCGTAATACAGCTTCTTGTTATAAATGGTACCTTGTCCATGCAGGTTTACCAAAGAAGTTGTGACTCAATGTTGGGCCTTCCAGTGAACATAGCCAGTTACGCCTTGCTGACTCACATGTTTGCCCAACAAGCAGGCCTTGAAGTCGGTGATTTGATCTGGGTTGGTGGTGACGTTCACTTATATGCCAACCATATCGAACAGGCTGAGTTGGTCCTGAGTCGTGGTCCAAAACCTTTACCACATCTGGTATTGAACAAGGCTCCGTCCATGTTTGACTACAAGCCTGAGGACTTCCAGATCGTGGGTTACGAGCACTGGGGTGTGGTCAAGGCAGAGGTGGCGGTATGAGTAACTTCGAAAGCGTTAAAAACCCTATGGATATTTTGCCTAGTCGAGAATTTGGAAAAATTCCCGAGCCCATGTCGGTATGGTTGCACACAAGTGGTGAGCGGTACAGAGTAATCCTGGTAGCCAACGAAACCTCTGAAAGACCCGGTGAATACCCGGTCACTATTGTGTACCGGAGGTTGTCAGACAATACGATCTGGAGCCGGCCCTTCTCAAGATGGTATCCGTCATTTACAAGGTGGCTCGCATGAAATATATCCTACCTCTGCTCCTCCTAACCGGATGTGGCGGCAATGTCACAAGCTACGAGTTGGATTCCGCAATTAAACAGTGTGGGGGCGTTGAGCATATCTACAGCATCGATATAGATATGGCCTTCAACGCCAACGTACGGTGTGACGATGGAAGTTTCCATTATCACACTGAAAGAACAGAAAAGTAAGTTACAATACATTAAGTGGCCCAACTGCCACTCCCTGGAACAGTCGCTCCCGTGAATGAGCGCCACAAGTAACCTGCACACCCACCGCCCGGACCACGTTGTGTACTATGGGGCGGGGAGTCCTTTTGGACAACGTGTTAGTAGAAGGACCTATTGGCGGCAGGCAGTTAAAGAGAAAACCCGAAGGTTACCATTCACAACTCACTACACAATTGGAGAATCGAAAGTGAAAAGTATCAGATTAAATAAAGCCTCCCGAGAATCGATAGCAGGTTCCATGGTTGAGGGGTTTTCCCAGAACTGGTTTAAGAAAAACGCCCCGGAGTTCGACTCCTTGAGCGGCATGCGGAAGGGGCTTGCTGAGGCGGTACGGAGCGAGATGATAGCTTTATGGCTAAACACTTACGCACAACACAGGGACACTATTAGAGCCATGCCCAGCTACTTGTTGTCAGGTAGTAGCTTCGGGGTTACGGATGGGGCAAGAACAGAGGCCTTGTCGGACATTGCTTACCCAGGTAAACGCAGTGGTTCTGACCTATTGTTGGAACCAGACCAGTGGGACGAGGCTTTCGCCGGCTCCATAAAGCTAAGGGCTTTGATAAACAAGTATGATACTGCCCGGTCCCAGTTTTGCAAGGAGGTGTGGCAGGTTTTAGAGTCCGTGAATACCACTGGCAAGCTTGTCGAAATTTGGGCGGCTGCTGAACAGTACATACCTGCACACCTGAACGAACCTGGGCAAGGTATCAACCTACCCATCCTCCACACATCCAGGCTGGATGCTGCCCTAGGAGTTATCAATGCTTGAGTACAGATACGCCATCCTTGACCTCAGGGGTACGGTACTGCATGCCTATTTTGCTGGCATGACTGCCGAACCTCTGATGGGTTCAATTAAAGAACGGGTCAACACTGCCGAGTATGGTTTCCAGACTTGGCTCAACATGTATTACGACCAAGTGGTCGAAGTGGTTGGCTCCCCAATCAATATCATTGCGGTGCTGGATGCAGGTAACCAATACCGTAAGGCACTTTATCCTGACTACAAGAAGGCCAGGGGCGAAGTTGAGCATGACCCAGTCGAGTCTGAGCAGAAAGAAAAGTGCATGGCTTACGTGAAGGACTTCCTTGTCAGCCAAGGCGTACCTCTTGTTAAGCTGGCCGGCCAGGAGGCAGACGATGTCATCGCCTTCCTTGTGAATAATCTCAAAGGGGAGAAGGTCGTCTACACCAAGGATAATGACTTGGTGGCACTAGCCGATGTATGCCACGTCATGGTCGCTCTGCAACCTGTCGATACCTACATGTACAAGTGCCAGGACAAGGACAAAACCATCATCCCAGTTACACCCACCTGCGTCACGGTGTTCAAGTCTCTGGTAGGGGACTCCTCTGACGGCTATGGCGGTGTCAGCAAGTTTGGGCCGAAAGCATGGTTGTCTCTTGTTGAGGCCTACGGCATCGACGGCATGGAGCAGCTGACCCAACTGTTGCGTAGAAATGAAAGAAGAACCCTCCGGGCTATGGCCGAGGTTTCCGATAACAAAGCCTTCAAGCTGGCCGTGGAGAATTACGACCAGTGGCAGATGATGTTCAAGGTCGCGGCCCTTGCTCCCCAACTTTGCGAGGGGGCTAAGGTTAAGCTCGACTGGTTTAAACGCGCCCCAACAATCGAACGCTTGACCAAGGTTATGACAGCTGCAGGTTGCCCCGATCTAATCGAAAGATACCAGCCGGATGTCTACGAGGCTACCCTGGTAACTAGAGCCAACCTCAACGACGCCTTCATAGCAATCTCTAAACTGACCCCGGAGACGCCCTTTGTCGCTTGGGACTATGAAACTTGGGACACTGTGAAGAGCCCCCGCTATAAAGAGGCTGCAAATGGCAGGGATTACGTGCCCATGCTGGACTCACAGATCGCTGGGTGCTCTTTTGCCTTTGGCCGTAATGCCAACAAAGTGTTCTACTTTTCGGTGGGACATCAGGACACAGACAACGTCGACAAGTCCGTGGTGTTGGAAGTCATCAAGCACTGTGAGGAGGAACGCATACCTATGGTCGCCCAGAACTGTATGTTTGAGGGAACCATCACCAAAGTGGCACTGAACCACGATCTGGAGTACTGGGAAGACACCAAGCTGTATGCCCACCATATCGACGAGAATGAGACCTGTGGGTTGAAGGACTTGTCTAAGCGATACCTGAATTACAACCAAGTCTCCTACAAGAAGACCTTGGAAGATGCGGGTGCGGCTGACATGTCGGAGATTTCCGGTGAGCAGGTGTTGTCTTACGGTTGTGACGACTCCCTTGTGACTGGGCACCTTTACTCCTTCTTCAATATCTTGACCCAGCTGGAAGGTACCACCGACTTTATTCAGCAGTACGAATGCCCAGCGGTTGCACCTCTTGTCCAAGCTCATATTGATGGTGTGAAACTTGATCCCGATGTCATGGATAAACAACGGGCAGAAGACGAGCTGACAGTGGAACAGAAGATGGCCCTGATTCGTGGCCTTCTACAGGAGCACTGCCAAGCCCCTAATTATGAGGGTGTCGACAGGCTCTACAAGGACCAGGAGGCTTATTTAACTTACAAGGAGAAGCTTAAAATCCAGGAGAAAACACCGGACATCAGCCAACACGATCTGCAGACAGCTATCAAAAGTGCGCTTAAAGACTACAAAAGTAAGCTCAAGGACAATAGTTTTTACAAACCATTGGTTGGCAAGAAGGTTTTCAAAGAGTTCATACCCACACCTGCTATGTTTACCAAGGTGTCTGCTGCACTCGGTTTACCACCCGTGGACAAGGTCAGCCGGTTGTCCCTCAGCGACTATGTGAGCGATAACAGAGGTAAGGGGGTGGACTACTTCCTGGACCTGATAGGTCCTGCCATCCCTGAAATCTCCAAAAGGGAAGGGGAAAGTTACGGAACCCTTAAGAAGTTCTGCGACGGTATCCTTGAGAAAGAGGGCAAGATGGTTTACGAGGGGACCGAGCTTAACTTCGGCTCCCCTATACAGAACCAATACTTATTCTACTTGTTGTTGGACTTGCCTATCCGTAGTCGGACGAAGGTACAGAAGGATTCTCTCAGGGACAAAGGTGGTTTTGAGGGCTCTCCTGCGACCGACGAGTCCGCCGTAGAGTTCGCTTTGGCCAACGACTGTGCGGACCACCCCTGGAAGACGGAGGTGCTGCAGGCACTGTTAGAGTATAAGGCGGCAGCGACACGTATCGGTATCTATTGGACGCCTTACCCACTATGGCTGGACGAGAACAATATGATGCACCCAGGCTTTAACAGCTGTGGGACCGTCACCAGGAGACCTACAGGAACCAACCCTAACCTACTTCAAGTTAGTAAGGGGCCTGTCAGGGAAGTGTTCATACCAAGGAGCCCCGACAATGTCATTGTTTCCATCGACTTCTCTTCGGAGGAGCTGAGGGTGCTCGCTTCATTCTGTCTGGACCCCACCTTCTTGTCTGCCTACATGGGGCCGGTCGATAAAGACCTTCACTCACTTACTGCTTGCGGGTTGTTCCCCATGTTCATGAAGGGCTTTAAGGAGATAAGTGAAAACGAGGTCGTGTTTGAGAAACCCTCCTTGGTTAGTTACGACTGGTACGTCACTGCAAGAAAAGAGCCTACGGACATGGGCCACATCCTTGATAAGGTTCGTGGTTATGCCAAGACGGCTAACTTCGGAGTGGGTTACGGCGCAGGTCCGGATACCATATCCCGGCAGCTGATGATCCCCTTGTCAGAAGCCGAGATTATTGTGGAGGCTATGAACACTACCTACCCCGGTATCAACATCTGGAAAGCCAAGCTGTACGATAAAGCAAGGTTGACCGGATATGTGGAGACCGCTTGGGGTAGTCGTCGACATATCGGTACTGGGTTAGCTATGGGCTCCAGACGAGAGATATCAAGGTGGGAGCGGCAAGCCTCCAACTTTGTGATCCAGGCGACCTGCGCTGACCTGCTCAAAGTCGCTTTGGTCTCGATGCACAAACGTGGCACACTAAAAAAGTTCGGCGCCTATCTAATCGCTCCGATCTATGACGAGTTGTTGTTTGAAGTACCAAAACACAACGTTTACGAGTTCCTGTTGGAGGCTTCCGACGACATGGAACAGGAAATCCCTGGCCTTATCGTCCCCATGAAGGCTGACTGTTCATTCGGTCCCTCTTGGGGTGTGCAGTACGAGGTCGGCATGAGACCCACCCGCGAAAAAGTGGAGGAGGTCCTAGCATTACTGTGAGGTGATTTATGAAGTACGTGACTATGGCACTAGCACTCCTATCAACCCCTGTGATTGCACAGGACTGCCGGGATAAGCTGGCCGAAACCATGTATTCCGAGGCCCGAGGTAAACCTGTTGAGTACGTTGTGGCCATTGGCCACAACGTCAAGAACAGAGCCAAAAGGACGAAGACTACAATCTGCCAAGCGGCAAATGGCTATACCCAAAAGAAGCTGCCTTCAGACATGAAGGCAGCTTTCTTAGTCTTAGCCTCTGGAGTGTTATCAGGGCAGATACCCGATAACACCAAAGGGGCTGACTCTTATGAACTGGGCAGGCCTAGCTACAAAGGACAGACCACCCGCAGCATCAGCGGCGGGACTTTTTATGTGATGAAGGAGGTGCCATGGGTACGCAGATAAAGTATTGGGTAAAACCCGGATATGTTAAGTCCAAGAATGACGGGGATACCCACTTCATCAACGCTAGGCAATTGATGGAGCTGTACAACGTCAACCCCTCTGAGTGCGTGGTCAATCCAGCCAACCCCGAGGGTCTCATCATATTGGAGCCCTCCTATGAGGGTAACTATTCATTGAGGAATCTTATATGCAAACGAGGTTGATAGAGCATTTAACGGGTCTTGCTGTCGTACCACACCCACTTGTCCCACCCTACACACGGGTGGATGACGGACCTGTAAGGCAGGTGAAGTGGAGGAGGTGGAATTCCTTCCGCTGCTACAGGGAGAGGGTTCAGAAGAAGTTCGATAAACAGTATGGTCGTAAATACCGGGAGGACATAAACATCTACTCCATGGGAGGGATGCTACTGGTTGCCCCCGCAATTTACGAAATGATTAAAAACAAAATTGGAGATTAAAATGGCATTCCCTACACTATTCAAAAAAGACAAGAAGGGTACCATCCGCGAGTGGAACGTGTCCGTTATCGGCAACGAAATCACTGTCGCCCACGGTGTCATGGATGGGGAGATTCAAACCAAGACCACCTACGCCAAGGGTAAGAACCTGGGCCGAGCCAACGAAACCACCGACGAGGCTCAGGCCTTGTTGGAAGCTGAGTCTAAGTGGAACGAACAGGTTCAGCGTAAGGGCTACCGCGAGTGGGACAATTTGGACGCACCTTCTCTGTACCTTGAGCCCATGCTGGCCCTGGACGCCACCAAAGTTATCCATCGAGTGGACTTCTCCAGAGCTGTTGCCCAGAGAAAGCTGGACGGTGTTCGCTGCATCTGGAGGCCCGATCTGCAGAAGCTACAGTCACGCAAGGGTACGTTCTATGAAGCACCGCAGCACATTATCAAACAGTTAGAGGGCATTGATAAGCCTCTTGATGGAGAGCTCTACAGCCACGGGATACCCCTCAATAAGATTTTGGGGGCATCCCGTAAGGAGAACGAGCTGACAGCCAAGCTGGAACTCCACTTGTTCGACATCGCAGACACCAACACACTGTTCCGTGAGCGGTTCTCTACCCTTCGCAGTATGTTCTCCAGAGAGTTCAAGGACAACTCTGATATCAAGCTGGTGGATATAGAGGGAGTGGGCAAAGCCACCCTCCTGCCCCTACACAATGAGTGGGTACAAGAAGGTTACGAGGGCTTGATGATCAGACACACCGACAGCCCCTACGTTGCCGGCCGGTCTGAGGACCTGTTCAAGTACAAGGTGTTTAAGGAGACAGAGTACCCAATCACTGCAGTCCGTGAGGACAAAGACGGTGGTGCGGTCCTGACTATGATCACACCGGAGGGTAAAGAGTTTGGTTCCAGGCCAAGGGGTTCTCTGGAATACCGTAAGGGTTTGCTGGACGGTAAGTGCATTGGCTTGATGGCCACCGTCCGTTATTTTCAAATGACAGAAGCAGAGAATGTTCCACAGTTCCCTGTGGTTGTAGCAATTGGAGACGAGAAATGATGGGCAAACAGGAGCTGATAGGGTTGTTGCAGAGGCTACCCGATGTCATGCAGGTGGAGCCTTTAGAGGTAATCACGTCTGATCTAGCTCCCTGGGGCTATGAGCCATGCAACCTTGCGGAATACAGGGATGGGGCGTATGCCTCTCGTGAAGCACGTCTGCAGCAAACCCTTGTGTTCAGGGTGGTCTGCGAAATTAAACCTCCAGAGGCTATAGCCAACATGGAAATTTTTAAACGGGGAGATTTGAAATGAACGAAGACGATTACCACCTACTCTGCCTTGCAGAAGAGTTGTCCGAGCTTTCCAAGGAGATATTTAAAACCTTGCGGTTCGGTATGGATGACCTCCACCCACGCACCGGAGTGTCTAACCGGGAGAAAATGGCTGAGGAGACCCATGACGTAAGAACCTTGCTGCAACTTTGCGTCGACCGGGGCCTACTGCCCCCCTGGGACCCTACTGCAGAAGCAATTAAAGCCCACAAGGTGCACCGCTACCTTGAAGTTTCACGAAATTTGGGGAAAGTAAAATGACCATAACCTTTACCGAAGACCAATCGATGGCTCTCCAGAAGCTGGAAACGTTCCTAAAATCAGATGACCCTTTCTTCCTGCTCTCTGGTTCGGCCGGCGTTGGGAAGACCTTCCTCCTCTCCGAGGTGCCCAAGCTGGTTAAGTACGGCGGCATCGTCGGCTGTGGACCGACGCACAAGAGTGTCAAGGTACTCTCTGACCGGCTGCCTGACATAGAGTGCTGCACCATCCACCGGTTCCTGGGCCTACGACCACGTCGATCCAAGGACAAGACCATCCTGGTGAAGCGAAACGATTACGACCCCTCGGCCAACGCACACATCAGATACGTGGTGTTGGATGAGGCGTCCATGAACGGTACCGACATCCTGAGTTGGGTCATCAAGGATGCCAAAGAGTGGGACCGTAAGTACATCCTGAGTGGTGACATGTACCAGCTCAACCCAGTGGGGGAGATGGTCACACCTTGCTTCAACCTTGATTTCGGTCCCCATCAGGCTGAGTTAAAGCAGATTGTCAGACAAGCTGCGGACAACCCGATTATCAAGGCAGCTACAGCCATCAGGGACGCGATTGCTACTGGCAAAGAGCCTCCCATGGTCTTTGGCAACCTCGACGGTGTAGGAGTCTACGCTATGAAGGAATCCGCCTGGATGGCCAAGCTCAAGGAGTCTGTCCACAACCATGACCCTGATTCGTTCCGTATCATTGCCTACAAGAATGACACTGTACGAAAGTACAACCAAGTGGTCCGTGGGCTTCTCGGCTACAACACTAGCCTACCCTTCCAGGAGGGGGAGATGGTTGTGGTCAACGAGGCTTATGCCCAGAACGACCAGATCATCTTGAACACTGGCGATGAGTTTGAAGTGGAAGCCATGCAGCCCTTCACGCACGAGGCGCACCCTGAGTTACAAGGTTATTCGGTGTTGCTGCGAGACTCAGAGGTAGTCAACGTCCTTGACCACGATCTCTGTGGTGCGATCTTCAAGCAAAAGATGGATAACCTGAAAGCCTCAGCCATGGAAAGCAATGACTGGAGGGCCTACTATCGGATGGCTGAGGAATTTGCCGACATCCGGCCACTGTACGGTATCACTGCCCACAAGAGTCAAGGCAGCACGTTTGACAACGTGTTCGTCGACTTCCGAGACATCTATACCAACCGGATTGCTGCAGAGGCAGACAGATGTTTGTATGTCGCAATGACTCGGGCGCGTTATAATGTTTATGTTTTATATTAATATGAGGTACAACAAATGAACACCTGTGAAATTTTAAAATCAGATAACAAACTCCCAGCATACGCTACCCCAGGTTCTGCTGGTTTCGACTTGTATAACCGGTCCGGTGAAGATGTGGTCATTCCACCTGGGATGAACGCACTCATCAAGACGGGTCTGTTCCTGAAGCTTCCGGATAATACGGTGGGGTTCGTCCTTCCACGATCAGGAAAGTCACTCAAAACGGTGGGCTTCTCTATTGCCAACTCCCCAGGGTGCATTGACGAAGACTACCGAAACGAGGTAGGTGTGATTGCCTGCAATTATGGCAAGGGGGCCATCCTGATTGAAGCTGGAGAACGCATGGCCCAGATGGTGGTCCTGCCCTACGTCAAGTGTGACTTCGTTGAAGTGGACGAGTTAGGTACTACCGAACGAGACGGTGGCTTCGGACACACGGGAGACCGGTGATGGCTAGGGTTAATACAGGGGAGTACAAAATCGAGTTCTACGACGGATATGGTGCCAAGCTGAGGGAGCTGTCTGACACAGCCACCAGCTTGGAGTCTGCCAAGATGTTGGGGGCTGGCAGGATAGCCCCACATATCGATGACGGAGACTTGGCTTCGGCCAAGTCTTTTTCCATTGACCGTCGTATATTCAATAGCTTGGAGTAGATATGTCAGATATCACATTCGAAGTTCCCTGTACATGGCCTGTAGGGTTGCTACCGCCAGAGCAGATTACCTACAAGGGCAAGTGCATCAAGGTGGCAGGTAGCACGCCCACGGGTATCGTGCTGGTCTTACACATGGAGCTGGCCCCTAAGGAGCACCATACAGCCGTACAAGAATGGATCGAAGGGAAGCCTGCTAAGCCCCCTAAGGATGTGAGAGTTGAGATGCCTTTGGACACACTGGACTTGGAAACCATGCAGCCGCAAGGACTGATGGTTTGGGACTCTTTATTTAAAAAACCAGAACCAGTCGTAGACATGTTCGCTTGGGCAGAGTCACCCCTGGCGGACCAGTTCATCTACCTGCCCAATTCGATCAGGAAGCAAGGCGTAGAAGCAGAGGAATACATAACCAATGCACACTACACTGAGGTGCTGACCAACGCATACAGGAAGATGTGTGAAGCGGCAGACATAAAGCCTGTCGCGTTGTTGGAAGATGGTGTGCAACAGGTTATGTGTTGGAGGGTCCAGCCTTATGATGGCTCGCAGGCCTCATTCGAAGGTGCTCGGTCTGCACGGTTAGCCAACTCTAGGCTGTACGACTTTGACGACTCCGCTTACGCCAAGCTGTTTATAAAGACTCTGATCGAACTGAAACCTTTCGAATATGAAAGTGAGCCGGTTCTGAGGACAGTGCTGGCGAAGGCCGAACACATCCTGATGGGCCGAACCTCACATACTTATAACCAGAAGTTCATCAAAAGGTTCATGGGCAGACTCACCGATACGGACCCCAGTCTGTCGGAGCGGGTGCTAAACATCCTGAGTGGCATGATCACAGAAGGTTTAGTGTTGGAGGATTCCTTTGAGCAGTTCAAGGCCAGGGTTATTAGAGGGCGATTGGACGCAGACTTGGATTTCCTTTTACAAGCTTTTGGGGCTTGCCATGGCGAATGACGGCAAGAAGGCAGAGGGCTACGTCCAGGACGCACTCAAGGTGGCTGAGGCAAAGTCGAAGTTCACTTTTGTGAGGTTGTACGACTCGAAGTCAGCGGGGTTGGGCAAAGGAGGAAACATCATCCCTCCCCAGCCCGCTGACTATATCGTGTTGTTCGACGGGATCAGTTTCCTATTGGAAGTGAAGTCCAGTGAAAGGCACCATTCTCTAGTCCAGGCTACGCTCAGGGACACGTTCTCTGCAGAGCAGATGTTGGGTGTCCGTTTATGGGAGAGGGCCGGTGGCGGGGCTGTGTGTGCGTTTTATTCACTTGCTACCCACCTGTTCGAAATCTGGGACTCCAGAGACATCCGGGAGGCTTACAACGCGCCTGCCCGGTCACGGAAGCTAAAGGCAGAACCTTTAGCTTCCAACATTACTAACCATTCCGCCGTACTCAGTTCGGCTTTAACAGGAGCACTATATGATTATAGTCGGAGATATTCATCTCGATAAACGATTCCCTTACACCAACAGTAAGACCCACCTGCGCTGGCTGCAGCTGCAGGATAGCACCCTTAACCGCATATTTAAAAGTGGGGAAGCAGCCATCCAGGTGGGTGACTTGTTCGATAAATTCATGGTGACAGCGGAGCAGTTCATCAGGGCTGACAGCATTGTAGCCAAGCGGTGCCTTAGAGTGATTGCGGGTAACCATGACACCAGTAACAACACTGACAAAAAGTCTGCGGTCCACTTGTTGCAGAACGCTACTCATTACCCAACCTGCCTACCCTATGGTGGGGTAAATTATGTCATCGTCCCCCACCAGCTGACCCAGGAGCAGTTTGAAATCGAGTTGGGTGCCTTGGACAACCTGACCGATACCCAGACACCCAACATCCTCTTGCTCCACTGTAACTACGGGGATAGGGAAGGTACCCAGACCGAGAACTACCTTCGACCTGATATGGCCAAGAAGCTGTTGACCAAGTTCAACGGCATCGTCTTTGGCCATGAGCATAACGGGGGTACACGGGCGAAGAATGTGATTGCTGTAGGCTCTATCCTACCCATGAACTTTGGAGAAATGGCGGACAAGTATGTCTGGAATGTGGAAGAGTGGGCACCTGAGCTAATCTGGTCGGCAGGCGAGAGCTATCGTCAGTGGTCTTTCCAGGAGTTTCTGCGTGAGCCATTGCAACCACTTCAGTTCGTTGAGATTTATGGAGAGGTCACCGCAGCCGAGTCTCTCGCAGTGAAGCGCCTGATTGCCACTTGGTACAGCGAGTCCGAGACAATCATCGCCATCAAGGACTCGACCACACCTCTTCGAATAGACAGTGAAGTTGCCGAAGAACGTATCAGTCAAGCTGATTGGGAAACCACCGTGTTGGCCCTGCTGACCGATTCCGAAAAACAATTATTTCAGGAGATTAAAAATGAGATTGAAAACCCTAACGCTGACTAACTTTAAACGCCATCGGGACCTGCACCTGGATTTCCACCATGGGTCTAACGCTATCATGGGTCCGAATTATGCTGGAAAATCCACGATCCTTGAAGCCATCCTTGTCCTGCTGTGGGGCAACAAAGGTGCATCGGTGCCTGCCGACCAGTTGCACAGCGACGAATCTAAGGGATTTGAACTGACAGGTGTGTTCTCTAACGACTGGGTCATAAAGCGGACCAGCCGAGACAGCTCAATCACCCGTGCCGGCGAGACATTTGTTCGTGGACATACGTCTGTGAACGCTGCTGTGGAAGAGTACCTGGGCATGGACCGCAACACGTTCATGAGGGTGTTTGCATCCAAGCAGGGAAGTCCTCAACAGATACTTGAGATGGAGGGCATGGAACTGCAGAGGTTCATAGAGTCCTGCATCCAACTGGATACTCTTGACGCTATGGTAAAAGAGGCTAACAAGCGTGGCATAGTGGCTAAGGCGGCCATCCAGGCCTTTGAAGGCCTACTGAAAACATCGGAGGAGTTCGAGGTAATACAGAAGGAGTTGCGCGGTTACAAGGTTCAGTTGGAGGCTGTAGCGGCCAACATGGCCTTGGGTGACCAACGGATGCTCGACCTACAGTTTGAGCGGGACATGCTGCAGAAGGATTTGTCTATGGCTGTCCAACACAATAAAGCTGTGGATACCTACGAACGTGCGGTTGCTGCGGTACTCCACCACGGTGACGCCCGAGAGCCTATTCTGGAGTGCCAACGCAATACCGAGGCTATGATAGCCAACCTTAACGGACTGGACCGAGACTGGTACGTGTACAAACAGGCCTGCTTGGCTTTGTCTAGGCTGCAGCAGGATTTGGATAAGCTGGGCAACTCGGCACCCGTTAAACCGGAACCCTTGAAAGACCTAAGTTTTCTGGAGGCAGATGCAGAGATGCTATCGGACGCTATCAAGGAAAAGTCCGTGGCTATCCGGGACCTCAAGGATTTGGTGCACAATGCCAAGTGCCCCACCTGTAAGCGCAGCTATGAGTTGACCGAGGAACAAATCGAGCAGAAGGCAGCTGAGTTGCTTATCACCGAAGGTGAATATTCCAAGTTGTCTAAACGGCATGCCGAATCCAAGCAGCTGTGGCAGGAGGCTAACCAGCACAATGCCCTGCAAGTAAAGCGTGAGCGCATGTGGGAGCTGTATGACCAGCAGTTGGAAACGGCTAAGGCCAGACTGGCTGAAGCAACCGTTCCTGAGCAACCCACAGTGGCAGAGTCGGAGTTACCCGCCTTGATGGAAAAAGCCAAAGAGGAACTTAAGGGCATCATGTCCCGCAATGGCGAGCGTGAGGTTGCGTGGCGTATGTACCTGAGCGATAAGGCTAAGTTGGATGCGCTGGAAAACCCCGGTCCTGGTATACCCTATGATCACATCCATAGTAAGCTGCAAGAGGTTACCGCTGAGGCGGATCAAGTTACTCGGGCTTACCAAGACGACCTAAGGACTCTTGGCACTTTAAAAACTACCATAGCCAAGCATGAAGACGTGATCAAGCACCATACCCAAGCCGAGGCTACTGTGCAGGAGAAGTCCGAGTACTTCCAAAAGCTTAAGAACATCTCAACCGTGTTGTCCGACAACCGGTCCAAGATTGTTTCTGATGCTATGACGGTGGTATTGGGTGCCGCTTCTGACTTCGTGAGGACCTGTACCGATGGGGACATCAGTGAAGTGTTGCTTCACGAGGGTTCCTTGGCTTACAGGGAAGGCGACCGTATCAGGTTCAAGGGCTCGGCTTCCGGTGCCCAAAAGACTTTGATGGGTGTAGGTATGAAGTTGGGTTTGGCAAGGCTGATCCGGACCCCCTTCGAGGGCTTGTTGCTGGATGAAGTATCAGCTGACATGGACGACGAGATCAGCATGCGATGCATGTTGGCCTTGTCCAGCTTCGGCCAATCCATCTTTGTTTCACACAGGCAGATGGATGTGGCCGATCAGGTGATTAACTTAGAGCGATAGCTACTTGTAAACACCCACAGCGCCATACTTCAATGACGCTGTGGGGTTGTCATCAACCCTCCCAGGTTGCACATCTGTGGTGCCCGTCTTAGGGTCGATAAAAAAAGTAAAACTCACCTTATTTGGTACGGTCCCTAATGTCACGCAGCCCAGCAACAGCTTATCTATAGAAGCAGATGAGAATAAACCGTTGTGGGCGTAGAACCAATTGTCCCAGATGAGCCCAATGAAGTTGCCTATTGTGGAATCATCGACCGTATTTAACCTGTTAATAATTTGCGTAGATGTTAGGGTTGTATTAAGCGTCTGCTCAAACCGAATGGCTTGCTCAGTGTGGATGACCTCACTTTCCTTGAAACTGGTGATTCGGTCGTAATCCAGCGAGTGGCTATAACTTGTACCACTTTCAATGTACCCGGAAACGCCATCGCTGGCACGAGAACAGTTGACGGAACCCTCTGAATAGCTTTCCCCCCATTTCAGCAGGTAAACCCGATTGATGTAGTCAGCCCTTATGTGCTCGGGGTACTTTTGAAGGAAAGAGGAGGAACCACTGAAGGTCCCCTGTTCCTGCCCTATGATGTTTATGGACAAGGTTGACTGGTCATCATAAGTAAAACCGAGGTTGAGGGTGTCTAGCAGAGCCAGAGTATTGGCTTCCACTCGACTGATGTGGATAGACCAATTGTAGTTCTCCCTGTAGGTTAAGGACCTGGACCCACTATTCGACCCATATGATATGTTTTCCACCCCATTGGATAAGGCAGCGGTGTACTTAATACCTACCGTATAGAAATCATCAGCCTGATACTCAATCCTGGCTATGATGGGTAAGCCACTTATCACCTGACCAGTTGCACTACCTGAAAAGTTAAATACCGGTGGGTCACCCGACGTACTGCCACTGCTGGATTCAGTAAGTTGGTATGCAGAGTGTGGCGCCGAAAACTCCACTGAGTCACTTCTGGTCTCATAGTCAAGAGAGAAAGTCGAACGGTTAAGCGTCTGGTTACCACCGTTACAGTAACTCCATAGGTAGGTTAATCCGTCTCCGCCCAAACACTGTGCGCTATGGGACGGCCCAGAGCCACCAGACCCATAAGGTAGGTTGACAACTTTTAGTACATTACCAATGTGATTAGGGTTGGCCGGGTAAAGTCTTAGAGCAGGCCCTATGTATCGACCAACTCCATCAATATTCTGCACAACGACACCCAATAGCAATAGCATATCAGTTGGCATAGCTAACGCATCTCGCTGGGCTTGTCCAGGCGTCCACACGATGGCTTGTAATACTCTGCCCTTGGCTTGAAAGTATGTGCCCAGTGCAATGGTGATGTAGTCCTGGCCCATATATACACGGTTATCAAACCAGGAAACCCGCAGCGAACCATTATGCCAATAACCTGAGCTTTGCAAGGACTCTGAGCTACCTCCCGTCAAACCCCAGTTAAGTTTGGGGCTGTTTCGAAGATCATACGTTTTGAATAGCTTCTCTGGAAAGGCATCGGAAATGGGATCGCAGACGGAGATGCCCAGACCACCAAACATAATCTTCTTGCCTACATTGTGCTTAGTCCACGACTGGCCGGCCATTCTCTATCCTTTCCCGATAAAATTCTTGAAACTCTCGAACCAACCCAACCCTGTTATCCTCTTGATGGACAGAGTGGTGGTTGTCATTATGCTGTCTCCACCGGTAACCAAATACGGGGACTGGCAGAATATGGCCAAACTCGGACAGCATGCAAACCATGGACGTTAGAGCGCCACGACCTGTGGACCTAGCCACGAAAGGCAGGGTACGCTTGACCAAACCCGTCCTGGCCACTACAAGCTGATGTACATGGGCGTAGTCAACCAGCATATTGTCGACAGAGAATATGACCCCCTCATGCGTGTGGCGACTCAGCAGACATCCCGCTGAATCGATCTTGACATAGTTGGTCCACACAGCAGCTACGGAGGGGTCCTCCAAGACCTGCAAGCAGGCCCCTAATGCGGATTGTTCCATCATGTCGTCGTCATCCACCCATGTTACAAAGGGTGCTGATGCAAGGGAAAACGCCTTGGCATACTCCTCGCCGAGTTTAGCCGGCCGGTCCACTTTTGTAATGATATGGTTGCACTCAGCGGGGATGCTGGCCTTGCACTCGGCAAACCAGTCATCCCTGCTGTGAAGCGTGATTACATCAACCAAAGTTTGGTTTGAGAACATACTCAGCAAATACCATGACTTCGTTGGAGTTAGAGCCTACCAGCTGCACCCTAAAGGCAAACCTTGGCATCTCATAGCCGGCATCAGGAACGGTACCTCTTGGTATCAGCAGGGAGTTATTTACTCTAAACTGTGGCACACCTGATAGACCTCCACCTGGATTCATGACGATGAATAGCTCCCGGCTCTGATCCCGTAGAGGTGAGCTGTAAGAGTTGAAAGTTAAGTTGACGCTACAGTTACTAACCGGCTGAACCTCTATCACATTTGATGTTACCACATCGAGGTTTATATCGAACTGGCTGTAGCTGGCACTGCTTGAAGGGATGTAAAGGGGGGTTGCAGGCGCAGAGCCGCCGCCACCAGCCCCTACCTCCACCCAGTCCCCTAGAGAGCTGGTGCCGTAGCTTCTGTACTCTTTCTTTGCGACGGTGTCTAGCCAATGCAGACCCACCTGGGCGGGAGCGACGGCAGGCGCTGAGGTTGCCGTGATGATATGTTTAGCCATTAGTTGTGCCTCATAAAGTTAAGATAGTTTCGCCGTCTGTCAGGATATTGCCGTCCTGGTCTAGCAGGATGGAGTCCAGCATGCCGTTAATCGACTGATCAAATTCGCTTAGGGTACCGGCCGTTACACGCATGCTAAGGAAATAGGGTAATAACCAGTCCTGATCTGTGGTGCTCTCTTGGCCCCTCTCTATGAGCAGCTTGGGAGGGGAATACCAGAAGGGTACGGTAGCGTTGACCCTAGTAATCTTCACAATCTCAACGACTGTTGACCCTGGCTTACTGAGCGTGAATAACCCCCAATCGCCAACGGTGGGAAGGATGTCCTCCACAGCAGATGAGTCAGCCACAGCGCTAAGACTGTTATACCCGACGGGAAGGTTGGCTTCCATGGGTCTCTTGAAATTATTTACGAACTGTCTCATTCGAGTGTTACCCCTTGATTAATAAGTGTTTGCTTGACCTGCGCCACCTTCGGGTTGGTTGCAACAGCACTGACGACCATAGCAAGGTCTGGGTAAAACGTGGTGTAACCCGCCAGACCTTGGAAGTAACTACCCTCGAAAGGATGTGCAAGAGGGACATACAGCTGCTCCTCTATGATCTTAGAGTTGCTGTACGTTGCATTACCCCCGCTGTCCTCCCCAGACACCAACGTTTCCCTCAGTAAGTAATGTACCCGCCTTTGCTCATAGTAAGCCACCGAGGTGTCTAATACGAAACCGTTTCCAGGGTATGTGCCTGAGTCTGGCCAACCCGGAGGCTTCTCAAACGCGCCATCCTCGGTAATGATCAGGCTGGAATAAACCGTCAGAACCTCTCGGTGAACGTCCGCTAACCCTACACTCGCAGAAGGGTTACTGGTAGGAGTCCCCCTACCCCTTGCCTTCTGTATGGCACCGTTTTCCCTGACCCGCTGCAACGGTGAGACCTTAGGCCCTGGTGTTACCAGCCTATTCAGGTCCCGGCTGAGTGAGTCACTGACGGCCATCTTATGATTCGCGGCATAGGTTAGTTTGGACGGTCAGCTCTGTGGATGTGCCTACGACCCCCGTGGAATCCTCAACACCAATCCATATTTCCTTAGCATTAACCACACCGGACAGGATGGATGTGCCAAGGTTTAAAGAGGCACCTGGGGTGGCTGAGTCCAAACCTACAGAGGTCAGTGCCAAGGAGACGTCTGATGCTGGGTGGCCTGAACCGGAAGCAGCATCCACCACCGATAGGGTGATCTGGGCAACACCCGGGTTAGATTCAGCTTGCAGCGTTTTGCTTGCAGCCACCGAACCAATCCATTTCTGGAATTTCTGCATGCCTGTGGAGCCGTCAACGTTCTGGTTGGCGGTAACAAACCCGGTGAACTCTGTAGTCAGGTTTGCATCGTTATAAACTTTAAAGGTTGCCATCGAGTACTCCTATCAGGCGATGAGGTAAAATTCGTCGTTTGGAACGTCGACGTTAATGATACCACCATTGGAAACCACGGTGGCGTTGGCTGTGTTGACCTCGGGGATGTCTGGCCACTCCACTACAAACTCCTGGTACTTAACCGAAGTATAGGATGTAAAGAAGCCTCCCCAGTGTTGGTTGCCATAAGTATAGTCATCGGGGTTCGTGTTCAGGTGTTGCAACAACACTTGGTTGTAGTTGATCGTTGAATCATCCAGAGGCAACGTGGATGATACCGAGCCATCCGACACCACAATCTTGGTTGGTATCGTCAGACGGATGTTCTCGTAAACGCTATCTAACAGGCCAAGTGCCTTGCTGGAACTAAGGGCAAGGGTGACGTTGGTCATAGCCGTCCCTTGCTCTATGTCGAAGACGTGCTGCAGCTGGTAGATAACACCCGTTGCCTTGACCGTCTCTGTGTTGACGCGGATAGTCTGGCCCCTGTTTAGAAGGGGGTTTATGAACGTGGTGAATCCCAGCCGGTTCTGCCTGTGCGTGGAAAGGACCAGCATTTTGGCCACAGCCAGGGCTGTATCCTTCGCTGACGCCTGCTCCTCCCCCGTCCCCGAGATGATGAAGTCATCAAAGTCATAGAAGACTTCCCCTAACAGAGGACGACCGTTCTGTCTGACCCCATTGGTTATGCGGTAGGCATAGTTTTCCAGATTAGGTATAGCGTCCGGGTCCCATAACTCATAGGTTATTGGCAGCAGAGGGTAAGTCACAAAGCCCATGTTCTCCCCATCAGTGACAGGTAACAGAGGGTCATTGGGCAAGTAGGAAGAGGGGGTTAACCGTGGTTGCTGCATGCTGGTCCCTGCGGAGCATAGCCACCTTTCCCTGGCAAGGACTCGGTTGAATGCTTCCGGCAAGCCCTCGTTATAGACCACGTCTATACCTACGTTGACTTCATCGGAAGCAATACCTACCTGTTCAATACTTGCTGAGTTCTCGACGGAGTACGTGTAACTGCCGGTGATCGGTTGAGACCACCTCTTGGATGACAGCCCCAGGAACTCCTCAATGATCAAGTCCGATCCTGTGTTGAGGATGTTAACACCATGGACAGTTCTATTGCCGGCTTGTACACCAAACAGCGGATCATCCAAGAATGTCCCGCCTGCGCCTGCTATAGCATCTACTGGCATGTTTGCGGTGCAAGGCCAAACGATAGCTGCGCCCATACCAAGTGGCACAACCAGCTCACCTTCCCAGCGAATCTTCGCTATAGACTCCCTAAACTGCTCATACTGGGTATCGACTGTGACATTGATCTGGTTAAGGATTTCACTGGCGTTGGCAAGGGTAGGGCTTAAGGACCCGTCCAGTATTGTGGAACTGTTGAACTCATACAAGATGGTCGACGCTTGGAAGTTGTAGGACCTCAGAGTTCCGTTCACGTCCAGGTCAACGGCATATGGATATGTGCTAAGCCTGTCCTGAAGGTAGTCCCAAGAGTCCACTTCCTCATTAAACAGGTAGGACGACCACTTAGACAAGGGCAGCAATGCAGCCACTTGGTCATGCGTCATCAGCCTGATGTAGTTCTGGAGGTTGTCTGTGCAAGTGAACTCGGTCAATCGGCTGGTCGCGTTGTGGGCAGGGGTATCCACAATACCCTTGTACAACAGCTGGGTAGCACCGGAAACCGTGTCCTCGTAGGATATCTCCACCTTGGCCTTCACCCACTCGTAAGGGTCGATGATGCCGTCTGGCAAACGCAAGGTGAATACAGCCACGACTGCTGAAGTTTCCTCATAGTCGATACTGATCTGGCCCGTCAGCCGGCTGGAGACGTCTACACCGTTCATGAGCAGTTGGATGGACCATTCCTGAGATCGGCTAGTAGGCAGTTGGATAACTGTGCCTGTCCCTTGGCCACCTGTGCCAGAGGAGATACCTGGGTACACTTGGAACCTTATTGGCATACCCAACTGGACCGACTCGTGCATAACAAACTTGCAAGGAATCTGCACCCTATAGGAAGGATGCCCCACTACCACTTGTATAGGCAGGCTCAAGGAATAATTTTGGTAGTTTACAATCGCAGTCGGTATCGACAGTTGGAAAGGGAAGGACACCACCACAATGGCGACGGGTATGGACAGTTGTACGGGGTCCTTATTGTTGATCTGTAAGGGTATAGTCAACCGTGTAATGACGTATGACTCTCCACCATCACCATTGATTTCACCCCCATTGATCTCCTCCCCACCCCCAATGACAGTAACCTCCTCGACATTGATTTGGGTGGGCAGCAGCAGAGTAAGTGTCTCGGCCATTAGATTTCCTCACCATTCAGTGTCCAGGACACATTGCTGTCCGAGTCGAACGTCTGGGACTCGGAGGGTGGCTCGAATAGGCACTGCAAGATGGGGTAGTACTGGCACATGTATTTGGACGCCACCCCGTTGGTAGCAAGCGGTACCCACAACCCATCTGAGGGGAGGTACTTCAGTACGAATGGCTCATAACCAGTATCGGTTCGGTGAGCGGGCAAGGTGAAGTTGTTGGTGTTTCTGACAATGGCCCTTGTCGCGCCACACCAGAGTGTTATTACCTTGGCCCAGTCCAGGTCGTGCATCCCTAAGGGGATACCGCCATTGCCAGAGAGGGTGACGCTGTGCTTGACCCAGTTGGTTTGCTTCAGCGCCGACCCATCCAACATCCGCAGGATTTCAAAACCCCCAAGAGGTGCAATCTCTTGAGTATAGTTCAGTGCCTCATAGAAGGTGATCTGATGGGTAAGTGTCCCATCAGACAGTGAAAACCAACGGGGCACATTGTGGATACTCATTAAGCTCTCCTACCTTTCTTGAGCGATTGGACTTTGAAGGCTGCTTGGAACTCTTGAACAGCGCTAGGCTGGGCCTTGGTTTGGATCGTCGCATCGCCAAGCTGGAAGATAGCAGTCTGCATATTCTCCTGCTTTTGTGCGGCGTTAGGTGACATCATATTGGCTAACGCCTTATTAGGCAACATCTCTCCAACCCTACGATTCACATCAGGCATGCCCTTTCTAAGCGACTCAAGGAATGGCAAACCAACCTGCCTCGTGACGTCAGCGGGTAGGATGTATTCATCCTTAGACACCCTGGCAAGCACGGAGTCAGATGTACCTGTCCCAGGGCCTGTAACCAAACCTCCCTCGGCGTACTTCTTGACAGGACTGTAGGTTACCTTGCCATCCTGATCTACGGTAGTTTCGTACCTCAGGTCATTGTATGTATCAACCCCCGTCACACCCTTGGTTGAGCCTTCCGCTTGCTGTGGTTGGCCTGGGTCCTGTGGTGCCGAACCCTCAACACCCAAATCCAAGGTAGGCATACTAGCTAAGCGTTCTGCCAACCTATTCAGAGCTTCAACCAAGGCATTGATGGCTTGTAACTGTGCGTCGGCTGCATCGGAGGCTGCCTTACGAGCGGCCTCTTCTTTAGCCAACTGCTCCTCAGTGGCTCGCCTCCGGGCTTCGTACATTACCAGCAGATTTTGGTACGCATCAGAGGTGTCGATCCAGCTTACGACACCTTCAGCCTCTGCCCTCTGCAACTCGGTCACCAGGGTTTGCTGCTGTGCAATGGCCGCATTCATGTCCTTCAGGCCGTTAACTTTATCCCCAAACAGCAGCTCCCTTCTGGCTGAGCCGTAGGTAAGTAAGGCGGAGGCTGCATCAAACCGCAACAGGTCTGCTTGGTTGGCGCCGGCATTCTGCATGGCCTGCTTGTTGAACTGGTTGTAAAACTCCCGCTCCTGGGTAGAGTTGTCCCTTAGGCTCTGCTTCAGGTTACGGACGTTGTCCAGGTGGCGCTTCTCTTCAGCCAAAGCTTTTGACAAATAATCCTTACGACTTTGCAACTGATTAGCCAGCTCCGTCTCCGTGGCTTTGGTCAACTCGACTTGGGAGATACGACCCGCCTTAGCCTGCTCTTGGTAAAGGGCGACTTTCTCGTCAGACGCTTTGAGCTCCATACCTTGACGAGCCTTTATCTCATCAAGGACAACCTTGGTCTCTTCGGCAGCCGTTTTGGCAATGTCCCTCCCTGAGTCCCTGTCTACGGCTCTGGACGCCTCTTGGGTTTTCACATCGAGAGCGGAGGCGTCTCTGGCTACCCTGGCATCGATGGCGCGGCCCTCATCCACCAACCTCTGGGATAGCTCCCTACGGGCCAACTCCTGGTCTCTGACCGCTTCGGTTAGTCGAGATAAGTGCAGCGCCTCTACTTGGTGACTCTTTAGGAAAGCCTGCCCACTCGCGCTATTGAACCAGTCGGCTATCTCCTCGTAGGACTCTGCGGTGTGGCCCATCTCTTTAGCCAGGGCCTTGGAGCGCAGCAAAGCGTCCTTAGCCGATTCCTCTATGTTCCTGGACTCGCGCATACGCAGGTCGTAGATTTTGGAATTCAGGTCTAAAGTTCTAATACGGTCTTGTATGTCCAGCTCAGTGAGGCGGTTGCGTTCTTGCTCCAAGAGCTCACGTTCGCTGGCTGACTTTTTGTTCACGTTGTCCAAGTGTTCGTAAGTCTGCCTCACCCTCGTCAGGGAGGTTTCCTCGTCCAGGATCGGTGCACCCGCAGCAGATGATTTGTTCTTACTGTCCGCTGCAGCCTTGAGGTACTCAGCTCTAAAAGCGTTGTACTTTTCCTGCAGGGATATTTCCTCTGCCGTCAGTGTTTTCAGCTTATCTCGCGCTGTTTGGTCTCCGGCGTCCGCGAGGGGGGCCTGCAGTTTGATATCCGCTTGAACCCTATCCATCTCCTTCTGGATTTCCTCTCCCACTTTGCGTAGCTTGTTTTGAGCCAGTAATGCGTCGGCAGCTGCTTTACGGCCACCCTCTTGCTCGACCAATCTTCTTTGCAGTATTTGGTACTCCTTTTCCAACGCAGGAGGGAAGTCGCCTAATGTGTTCTTGGTTTTCTCCAAGTACTTCAGGGACTCCTCGGTGGAACGGCCCATGCCTGTGGCATTGTGGTAGGCAACCTTCCATGCGTCAGGAACATCGGCAAGGAACTCCGCTGTGGCCCTCTCAGCTTGTTGCACGGCTGACCCTGGCAAACCTAAAGCCGTAGCTTGGTCGGGCGTCAGCGCATTCCTGAAGTGGTCTATTTGGGCATCTGTTTCTTTCGCCAATTCTGCCAAGTTAGAAGCCATCTCTTCGGCAGAGGATTTGGCTGAAGCTGCTTGGACCTCACTGAGGAATTGCAGAGTAGGTGCTTTGTCGATCTTTGGTAGATTAGGGTTGTAGGGCGTACCTGCGGTAGCAAAGACCTCCGCATCCAAAGCAGGCCGAAACTCCTGCACGGCCTCCCTCAGATCAGAGATAAGCTGCACATCCCCGTCTTTACTGGCCTGCAGGATTAACCCGGTAAGCCCTTGTAAACCCCCCGTCTCTTTAATGGACCTCTCAACCTCAAGTTTGGCTATGTCTCCCCGGCCTTTTTGGGCGATACCCTTTTGAGCCGCAAGGTCTACCTGCAGGCCAGTGTCCTTGGCCTGGGAGAGTGCACCAGCTAAATCCAAATATTTCTTGGCTTCATTCAGGTTTTTGATCCGGTTGCTAATGGATGCCTTTTCAGCTGACGTAAACTTGTCAAAGGTGCTTATCAGAGCTTGTTGTTGTTTGGTTCTATCATTGGCATCCGTTTCATAGGCCTCAAGCAACTGTTGTTGCCAAGCAGCCCGGTTGCCCTCAACCTTGTCGACCTCTGCCTTGGTTCTATTAATCTCATTGATGATGTCGCGCTGGTCCATCGTGGGGGAGAACAGCACACCCAGACGAGACTGTAACCTCTTCAAACCTTCGGCCAATCCAGAGCTACCTAAGTCAAAGGAGACTCCATCAAGCTCGGATGTGGCATCTATGATCTCTTCGTTGGTTTTGTCCAGGCCCTCTGTACCAGCCCTGAAGAAGTTGCTCATACCTGATTGAGCGGTGTCCACGGAGGTACGGAGGTCCTCCACCTGTTGGACGTCCTTGCGGTTACCTTCAGCTTCGTCCTGTAGCTTTTTGATTTTCTTGTTGGCACCCTCTACCCTGCTACGAATAGCATCGATCTGGACTGCTACATCTTTATTCAACAGCTCTAAGGCAGTGAACAGCAGGGATGCAGCTGCGGCCGTCCAACCCAAAGGCCCCATGGCCATAAAGGCCTTGGGCAGGTTTTTAAACCAGCCGGCCAGGGATGAAACCATCTCCATGGCGGAGGACGCCAGTGTGGCAGCAAGGCCAACTTTAGGGTCGGAGACGGCATCCTCAACTGTGTCGAAAACCTGGGAAGTTATTCCGCGCTTTCCAGGAAGAGCTGCTTTACTGCCCCTCCTGGAGGAGGATTTGGGCGCTGGGCCAGCGCCCTCACCTTTCTTCTTACCGAACCTGCCTTTAAGCAGGTCTGCGGCGGCAAAGGCTACACCGACGTTCCCAATCACACTGGCCAGGGTATCGGATATGGTCGTGCCTATGCCTAGCTGCAGCACCTCGGAAGTTGCTGCAATACCAGTGCCTCTACCTATGGAGGAGGCAATAGAACCCGTCTTGGTGTAGCGAGACACACCCCCTAGCAAGCCTGCCAGAAGGGATGAACCGACCCCTGAACTACCCGTACCCTCCCTGAGGGTATTCATGGCTTTGCCACCGAGCTCTATGATGTCGCCCAAGTTGTCGACTATCTTTTCCAAGGTGCCCAGCATGCCGCCGAAAGCATCGTTAGCCACCACGGTGATAATAGACCCCAGGTTCTCCCAGCTTTTGCTCAGAGATTCCATCTGGGTTTGGTTACCCTTTAAGGCAGCACCGTGGTTATCGATCTGGGTGGTCAGCTTGATGTACTCATCCCGCTGCTTAACCAGAACGTCCAGGACGTTGGTAGCACGGACGTCGAACACCCGAGCAAACTCTGCCGCCTGGGAGGTACCATAGCCAAGTTTCTCCAGCTCCTCCGTCACCGCACGGATAGGGTCTTCCGCTCTGGCAAAGGATTGGAATAAGGCAGCGATAGTGCCTTGGGACATGTTCTGCCCCAGTTCCGCGTATCGCTTCTCCAGGAACCTCAAGGTTTTCTCATCTGGTGAGAATACTTCCAGCAGGGCTTGGCGATAGCCGGTCGATATCGTACTGGCTTTGATACCTGAGTTTCTCAGCACTGCAAAGGCAGCATTCATCTGCTCCGGTACGATATTGAACGTTTCGGAAACCTCCACAGCGCGGGACAGGATGGTGCTCAACTCTTCCCCTGTCAGCTTGGACAGGTTGATGGTCGCCGTCATCTGGTCGGCAATCTCTTGGAACGACATGTCCTTGAACACATTCATCATGGTCGTCATGATGTCAGTGGTGGTGGCTATACTGGAGTTGGTCGCAGAGGAAGCGAGCGCCACGTACTCCAGAGCGTCGCCCACTTCCCGAATGTCTACGCCGGCCTGGGCCAGCGTTTGGGCAGCTGCCGCGATCTCGTTAGTCGAGTACTCAGTGTCGATAGCCACCTGCTCGACAGATGAGGATACTTTTTGCATCTCCGCATCCGTAGACCTCGAGATGGCTTGGGTTGCCTTTAAGGCATCCTCAAGTTGCACCACCGACGTGACCATGTCGATTATGGCTTGCTGGGCCTTGTACAGCAGAGAGAACTCGACCGCATACCTGAAGAACGAACGCATCACCCCGTTCAGTGAGTTATAAGAGGATGCAGCTTGGTTGTTGGCTATGACCAACTCCTTCGCTCTTTGTACTAAGCCCTCCACCTCGACCTGACGAACTTTTAAGTCCCTCAGACTTTCTGGGGAGTAACCACCCGATCTAACCCTTGCCTGAGCTACACCAGCCAGGGCCCTGGACATTTCCGTTGCTGCGGCCAGTTGATCCTTAGGGCCAAGAGCAGCTTGGTATTTCAATGCGGCGTCGTTCAGTTTGGACTGCTGTTCTGACACATCTCGCAAAGCGGACGACAGCTTAGTGTAACCTGCTACGGTTTTTTCCAGGCCACCACTCAGGGGTCCATCCTTCTCCTGCAAACGGGAAGCTCTTTTAATAGCATTGCCGTAGTCATCGATAGTGGCAACGAGTGCCTTCCAGCGTTTGTGCGTCAGGTCAGGGCCATTAGCGTTAAGCTCGGAGACAGCAGCCTCGTAGGCCTTGGTTTTGAGCAGTAGGTCTGTCAGCACATCCGCTTGCTTTTTCTCGGCTGCAGTCAACTCCTTGGATGTCTCCAACGCTTTTCTGTCGGCAGCAATTTGGGACGCGCGGGATTTGTTGGTTAACTGCTCCAACTCCTGGTTCAGTTTTATACGGGCTTTCAAAGCATCCGGGTCGCCTTGGTTGGCAGCACCTTTGACCTTCAGCAGTTCACTACCTATACGTTTACGCTCTCCCTTATCCACCAAGGAGTTTATCTGGGAGTTGATATCTTTCAACTCGCCCGTATTCAGCCCTGCGAAATCCTTATTGGTGTCACGCAGAATGTCACGATAGGCTCTGAGGTTGCGTAGCTTATCCGCACCCGCAAACCCCTGGTCCCTGTCGAAGTCCACACGGGATTTAGCATCCTCAATCCTTTTACGTTTCTTTTCCAGTTCAGAGAAGATTGCCAGCTCTTCCTTATGCCCAGCCAGCCTTTTCTCTAGGGCAGCAAGCGCATCAGTGTCTGACTGTCCAGTCAGCTTGGACAGCTTGTAAGCAGCGTTATACTCGTCGACCAACCTGCGCGTGAGTAGGTCGCTTGATTCCTTTGGAGTGGACTCCCTAAGCGAGGTTGCGTTGGCGAAAGACCCCTTAGCCGCTGCCAAAGCTTTGCGCTTACGCTCGGCCTCTGCATCCGCCTTCTTGCTGTTGTCGATCAGAGTTTTCTGTTTGTCTACCTGGGCTTGCGTTTCCCTCTGGTCCTTGGAAACCCCAGCGACTTTGTGCTTATCCAGGGCTTTGACCAGACGCAGTTCTTCTTTAAGCAGGTCTAACCTAACCGTTTGGTTACCCCCGTCGTAAGCTTTGGTGTCAGCCTTGGCTGCATTAAGGGCTTTCGTCAGCTCCTCGGTTTTCTTCAAACCTTTGGCGGTCTCAGCTTCAACGGCTTTTCTTTTGAGCAGGGCTTCTAATGATGCTTCGGCCCCTTTTCTATCCAGGTCGTAAAGGTCCCCCAAGACTTTGCTACGACTCAGGATAGCGTTTATCAACCCTTGCTGAGCAGTAATCTGTTGAGCAAGGGAGCCCCTGGTGGTCTTATCAATACGGTCTTGTGCCTGCTGCACTCTGTCTTTAGCGGCCTCTAAGTTTTTGGACTGTTTGATGTCCTGCCCCAAACCTTTCAGTTGGTCTGACACCCTAAAGGAGCGGTCGCGCCCTTTATTTTTGTTACTGGTTTTGGAGGTCAGGCGCTCGACATTACGGGCAAGTGCATACTGCTCCTTCAGAAGTGTTACCTTGATGGCGTCCGTGGTGTCCTTGCTTTGGTAAGCTTTGCGGACGTCTAGGGTGGCGTCCGCCAACTTCTTCCGTGCTTGGTATAACTTGTCGGTGGCCTGGACTTCTTTCAGGGTGGCTTTCTCTGCTTCCAGTACTTGAAGAATCTCTTTACGTTTAACGTCGGCAGACGCAGACGTGAACCCATACTTTTCCTCAAGCATAGGGTTGTTCAAGGTATCCGCACTGGCCTTAGCGAAGTCCCTGTACCCCTTGCGTAATCTAGCAATCCTTTGGCTTACAGCCTCAACGTCCTTGGATAGGTTTTTAGATACGCCAGTTTTGCTAAAGTCGCTGACCAACTGCAAGACCTCAGCCAGGGCTTTCACGTCCTCGGAGGGACCCCGGGCAACGCCACGGGTTAAGTCACGTACCCTACTTTGGGAGACGCTAACCTTGCGCTCCATGGAAAGGTTGAACGCATCGACCTCTTTAAGCCTAGCATTTAGGTCGGCTTTGAAAGCGGCTACATCAGTCTTGGCTGCTCCAATTTTCTTTCCTGATAGGGATAACAGAGGGCTAAGCAACCCACCTTTCCCAGAGGCTTGGGCAGGGAGGTTCTTGAGTGTGGCCATCTCCTTGACCCACTTCTCCAGCTCCTTTTGGACAATCTTCCCATCCTGGTTAAGCAACTTGGATGTGCTGGTCAACTCCCTTTTCAAGGCATCCGCCACACCTAAGGCGCCCTTGGATGAGGCCCTCTCGTCTGCTACATTAATTTTCAGGGCATCGCCGATGGCTTTGGCTTGCTTAGCCAATTTTGTAGTGACACCCTTAGAAACCAACTCGCTCTTATTGAGCTGCTTCTCTAACGACTTGGTCAGGCCTTCTAAATCTACGTTGATCTTGTCGAAAGATGCGTTGACGCCAAGAGTGAGGTTAATGGAGCCTTGTGTCGTTTTAGCCATGGTGGGAGCTCATGTAGTAGTTTGCGGACGCTCTGAACGGAGCACATGTAGTGTACTGTTTTTTCAGGCATAAAAAAAGCCGGGTTTCCCCGGCTTTTCAAAGTGTTACTGCTTAACCCAGGATAGCCATACCCATTGGGTGGTCGGCAATCATGGCTGCAGCATGAACCAACGGACCACCTACACCGTAGTCTGTGGCAGAGGGTTCCAAGACTTTCAACTCCATGGTGGAAGACGCGAAGTCCTCAGCGCTTGTCGCGTAGTCCATATTGCCGCCGATAGAACACTTCCAGAAGTTCCACACAGTGGGTTTACCAGAGGAGCCCAGCTGGACTAAGGTCGCGGAGAAGTAGTTAATCCTGCTGACTGCGCCCAGTTTAACAGGGTTGGCCTTGTAGACGTTGATAACGCCGCCTGCTGTAGCGTAAGCTTGTGCCAATGAGTTAGCAGGGAACGTCAGAGTGTCTGCCGAGACGGCCGTCAACTTAACGACAGACACGGACTCAGGTCTGCCGTCTTGGTAAACCGCAACGACATCGCCCGGAGCAAACCCTGCCTCGTCAGCCACAGTCAAGGAGGTCGCAGTAATCAAAGCGTCTGCTGTGACAGTAGTGGCGACGGAGGTTACCGCTTCCGGGATTCCGTTACCTAAGATAATATCCATGTTGCGACGTGAATATTCGCGGAAGGTCGCGGAGACGGTGCCTGTTTGACGGGTGACCGCTGATGCTACCAGTTTACGTGGAAAGCCGCCTTCCAAATCAACAGACTCCTGCGCGATGGATACGGTAGCCTCATCTACCAAGCCGATACTGTTAGCTTGGGTTAATTTGCCGGCGTTTTGCATGGTGCCAAGACGAACTTCGGCAACGCCGATTGAAAAATTGTCTGATACCGGTGAACCTAAAGTTGCCATAATGTGTTCCTCTTTTTTCGAAAAAAGTTAATCAAGCTCGATTGTAAAACCCATTACAATTCAAAGCAATAGGTATGTCAAGGAGCAACCATGTCAAGAAGCGTGTTTTATAACCAAGCCTGCGGTCGCAGATTCTCGGTATCCTTGTTAGCGTTAGAGTACTATGCGGTGGAAACCCAGAGGTGCGAAAACGATGACGATCTGTTCGACACATTTATGAAAGTCGTTGTGGACTTTTGTGGTGTCACAGAACCAACAGACGAAGACCTAAACTATTTTGTCGAACGGTTGAACACCATCCGGGACGAAGTAAACAAGGACACCAAACCTCAACCAGTCGGAAAACCTAGAAAATCCTTCGGCACGTCCTACGACCAGTACCTCCAGAAGCTGACCTTGGACAGCACCATCCTCAGGATGGTCAACTATGACATCGAATCGGCTAGGCGCATCTACTGTGAACTGGATCGGGATGATGCCATGAAGCTGGTTAACGATTACGTGACCGGATTGATGGAGGAAGGTCTGCTCCAACTTGAGGCGTCCATGTATGGGTTTGGAGGTAAGTACAAGGATGACAAGGGCGGAAAAGGTGGAAACAGTCGTTCGCACGACCTCAATACCGATGAAGGTAAGGCTGCTCTAAAACGGTTAGGATTTTAACCCGAAGGTTAGACCCCGGCGCTTATTAACCTTTGCGTCGGCGGCTCTGACCCTGTTCATCAAATCATTCTGGAATACTTGACCTTTGAGTTTCATCAATTTAGAGATGAAGGGCCGGTGTCGGCTAGAGCCACTGCCTTTGCCCTCAAGAAAGCCTATGACAGTATCGGTGTAGCCCTCGTCCTCAGCTGTAGTACTCGTCAGGGGCCTGTCGGAAAAGTCCTCGGCATTTAAGAACGACTCTGCCAGAACGGTATTCAGCACGTTGAACCTGGGGTGGGCTGGTAGCCTAAACGTCAACCTATAGATGAAAGGCTTTCCGTAAACTTTACGCTCTGACTTTATTTCAAAGTAGGCTTCCGACTTTAACCTGCGGTTGTAAGCCATGGCGAAACCCCTGAAACCTTTCTCCAGGGTGCCCCGGTTTTTCCATAGCAGATTCTTGGATGCCTTTCTTTTATGATTTATCCAGTCTTTACTCAGTGGTTGCCAAGAAACGGGCACGTCAGCTACGGTGCCCGGGGGTGATTTGGCACCTTGGACACCTGTCTTGAAAACTGCATGAATCGCACTGACCCCAGACAGCATTGCCTTGGACAGGTCCTGGTTGATGTAGCTGGCAATGCTGTCTGGGGTCCCTGGCTTACCACGACCCAGTCCGACTACCTGATTAGAGACATTGCTGAGCTTTTCCATTGCTTGACGAGGTAGTTGCTTGCTCTTGGGGTCTAGCCCCATCGCAAGCTTGGAAATCTTGGTAACCTCCTTCAGGTTTAGATGGAGGACCGCTTTAGACATACCTTTGCGCCCTTGCAGTAACAGTCACCATCCGTATGCCGGAGGTCCTGTCGTACATTTGTGGGTTGACTGCAACGGATGTGATGAATAGAAACCCTTTAACATCAGACGCAGTGTCATCTGAGTAGTCCCTGACTTCCAGCTTTTTCCCTATAGGGAAAATTTCCTTCACCTTGCCAACCAATGCCAACATTCCATAATTGGCTGCATCATTTGATGTCCGGGCGCCTATGTTAAAAACTACGGAATAAAGGGGGTCTCTGGGATGGTCGTCAAACCCTGACATCTCCCAAACAACGGCATCGTCAGTGGAAGCCATCACAGCCTCGACTGCTGTGGAGTCATCCAGATCGACAAACTTGGTCTCAGCCGGTTGGGCCAAGGCCAAGTCGTTGCCAAATTTATCCAGAGTGCTTTTAATCGCCAACAAGAACTGCTCTCTCATAACTACCTCTTGGTCAATTGCAAGAACTTAAGCTCAAGCTCCGGTATGACCTCATCTATTGTGTAAACGTCACCTGCAAACTCAAGCGTGTCTGAGGCCTTAATATCCGCGTAAGCGGGAATGTAGCAGCTGACCCTTGTGTTGTAAACCCCCGCCGCTTGCGCATGGTTAGGCCCAGCAAACCCCTTCTCTACCGCAACAGGGAACTCGCCCACTATTGAAGTTGTTGACTTACCACCCACCCCTGATGCCGACTGGGTCTTAACTAACCGCTTAATAGTGGCAAACCCCATGACGTTAAACAAGGTGTAAGAGAATAGGTATGACTCGTCTCTGTTAATATTCTCCTGACCGGCGTACACCATCAGCAGTTCGGAGTTAGTCACTCCCAGTTTAACTAAAGCATATTTCTTTGGTATTTCTGCTGGGGTGATTAGCACCCGTCTGTCATAAAACGACACGCTCCTGCCGATGAACCTTCCGTCAGGAGCGTAGCTGACCTTGAAAGGCAAAAGCTCCCATGCGTTGGTTGACCTGTTAAACCCATACGCCGTCGTTAGAGCCAGCTTCTTGGTGGCTTGGCTGAGTTTCATTAGCCAACTACCGGGTTGTAGTTAGGTTGTGAAATACCCATTACGGTGAAAGACGTCGTAGAGGTTCTGCCTAACAGTTTGTTCTCCAGCCCCACCAGTTTCTTGCGGAGGTCGATCTTCAGTTGTTCAAAGTCCACAGCGTAACGTGACAGCTGATCATTATTGGCTTGAATCTTCTGGGGTATACCAAGGCTGGCGTTTTCCAGCAACTGCAAGGCACCATAGAACTGGCACCAAAGGGTTAGCCTTCTCTCGTTCGTTTCGGACTGGTCGAACAGCGTTTCGTAATCGGGTAGGAACTCAGAAAGTCTCTCAACCATCACCAGTTCCAGGTTCTGGTCAACCACCATGGCGTCTGACAGATCGTTCTCGTCAACCCCAATGGTGGCCCTGATAGAGGCCACTGTCGTGTAGAGGACCTTGATCACGGCCATTACTCACCAGCCTTCGCTTTTAGAGCAGCGACTGCCAACTCTATACCGAGGTTGACAGCCCAATTGGCCACGTCGGAGAGCATTGTCCGTAGGTAACCCTGGACTGCTTGACGCTTTTGGGCTCCGCTCATTTCCTTATCGGCCCAGGCCTCCACAGCTCCTTTGATCTGGGAGAATGCACGTCCGCCTAAAAGCATCTTGGCGAAACTGGTTATCACTACTTCCTTTATCTTCACAATTTACTCCTACCAAAATATGGTTTAGGTCATACGAAATCGCATCACGCCAGTCGCCTGTGTACCAAAAGGCTGTTCGACAGGTTGTGAAATTACTTACTTCTACGGCGCAACTTGGCACGGTCAATATTAGGAGAAGCGCACATAGCCATCCCAAAAAGGATGATCGCGTCATGTTGTTGGTCCGATAAGTCCAACCCAAAGGAGCCAGCTACGGCCAGTAAGCCGAACCATGTCGTCTCCTCTTTAAACCTATTAAAGATAAAATCTAACATTACAACTCCTTGACTTTAATGACCATTGAGCGTTCGTACTGCGGAGATTTTCCATCCGCCTGGGATACTACGATCCTGTTGGACAGTGTGAAAGACAGTAGGTCGTCAGGCACATTCGATACCCTTACCCAGGTTATCCCGTTGTCCGAACCCGTCTCATCCAGAATAATATCCTGGTGGTTTACGCTCCAAGTAGAGGTGAAGGTGTCTCCGTGCCTAAGCATGACATCATAAGGTATAGCCCGCCAGCCTACCGTGTTATCCACAGTCAAACTGCCGGCTGTGTTATCCCAATCTGGTTCCGTATTTCCGGAGACACCAGGGTCCTCGCAGACATAATAGAAACCATTAGGGATACTGGGTCTGCGAACGTCATCAACGAGACACTCCAGACCGGCCAGCCAAGGCTGTACACCCCATCCGAAAGAGTAATAGACCTTCTCGTTGGGGTCATGCTTGTGCGGGTACTTAACGGCGGACTGGCCGGTGTGGAAGATCAACATTTTATGCTGCCGCTGAGATTTCTCGTTTCCAAGCTGGGACCGTGACGGTACCTCCCGCAGTCAAAGCTTGCGACGTACAGGTGGTGACGACCCAGTCTGTGCCGTCATCGACAGCCACGTGGGTCGCTGTGCCTGTTGCCGTGATAGACAAACCGGTCTTCTGAGCAACGGTAACCTTTCTACCGGACACGTCGCCTGCCGCTTTAGTAAAGTCTCCACCCACCAGAGCGACACTGGCCAGCCTCATGTTGGTCGTAATATCCGCCATAGACGTGGGCTCGCCGCTCAGTACTGTGAGTCGGTTGCAGGTAGCCTGCTTATCCAAACCGCCATCGTACATGGCATTGGTCATGTTTTTAGGCATTGTTCACCTCTGGGATCATTGTGTTTTCGACGATTTGTTGAACTTCCAGCACAATGTCTGTAGGGCCTGGGTCACCCGTTGGAACGATGCCATCCAGGTCTTCTGCCCAGCCTGCTCGGCAGAAATAGTCGCCGGTGCTGTCGTCGACTATTCTGAGCTCATCTTTTACGAATTTCTGACCTTGGTGGCCGAAACTCTTAAGAATTTTAATACGCATGCTAACCCCTCACTAATATGTTAGACGTTGAATTTAACACAAAAACAGGAACTTTTGAATTAAGTACATAAACTATATCGCCTCCTATACTGACGGCTATGATACCGTCTATAAGAGATAGGTCAGACATTATTTGGCTGTGCAACACGTCGTCGACAACCAAAATGCTGTGTTGCACTAAATCAGCTTGGCCAACCGACTGTTGCTGCAGGATGCCTGTTAACTCAAGTAGGCCAGCCTGCGTCAGCAGCAACTGGTCCAGGGATTGTGGCTGGACCATGGCGGTGGCTGACACCACAGCCTGCACCGTCAACGACAATTCGCCCAACAAGTGGTGCTGGAGGACCCCCGACACAGTCAGAATATTGTCCTGTGACAACAGTGTAGCGTCCAAGGTTTGAAGTTGAGAGACGTCCGACAAACTTAACGTACCCTGTTGCGTCAGCCCTATGGACGATACCAGCTGAGCCTGACTCACACTGCTAAGGGCCAGCATTGCCTCAAAGGATAAGGAAGGCACTTCCATGACTTGGGTTTGTGCGACGTTTGACGGAGCGACTATGCTGCTCTGGGTCAGGTTTACGGTGGCAATCGCTTGGCTTTGATCTACAGCACTAGGATTGACAGACCCCGATTGAAAAACGTTAGGCGAGGACAGTAGTTGTGCGTTGGTTACACCGGTCAATATCAAACTAATCGACTGAGCAAGATTTGGTGCGGACAACAGCTGCCCTTGGGCCAGCCCAGACACCTGAAGGTTAGCCTGCTGTGTGAGCGACACTGTCGACAAAACTTGTGGTTGGGTTATGGACGCTGCAACCAATACCGCCTGCTGAATCACATTTAAGACGCCCAACACCTGGGCCTGAGACATACCCTGGACTGACAGCAGGGATTGTTGCAGCAAGCTTACCTGGGCCAACACTTGGCCCTGTGATAGACCATGGACCGACAACAACACCTGCTGAGTTAAGTCCAGGGCAGCCAGCACCTGTGCCTGAGACATATCCTGTATGGATAGCAGGGACTGCTGTACTAGAGAGACTGCGGATGCTAGTTGTCCTTGGGTCAACGAGCTTACTGACAGCGTCTGGCTAACAGTTAGCGCGACACTTATGATAGTGTGAGAGTGTATCCAGGAGGATGTTTCATGATAAACACCTCCAACTCCCTCGCACCATTGCTTAGTCAGCGGTCCGCCATTGTTTTGGTACCACTCATCGGCGTAGACTGGCCAGCCATCAAAATCGCAGTAAGCCATGCCTCCTGGCATTTGTAGAGGCGTGTCCATCGCGAGCAAAGGTGAGCTTTGAACCTGCGCCTGAGACATATCCTGTATATCGAGAAATACGGATGAACCTGCACCCATATCAAAATAGACAATTCGTTTTTCAGGTTGAAAAAGTTGCTGTGGATTTCTCGCTATACTTATCTTTTCGGCGTCAGAGAGTCTGCCATAAAATATGGCTGTCCATGCTATAGGGCTATCCCAGAACCTCCAGGGCGTTGTTACGTTTGCACCAGAACCTACATATATTGGAAATGCTTTTCTGGAGGGTAATGTAAGTGTGCCAGAGTTGGAAACTATATTGCCGTTCTGATGTATATAACCAACTCTATTGGGTCCAGCCACGGAAGCAGCCGATACTTCGGCGAAGTATGTTAAAGGGATGCCCGCTACCGGTAGATCAACATTCACTTGTAGATTGGATGGGGTGTATGAGGTTAGTTGTAAAACGCTGCTTGATCTTAGAACAAGTGGTTCTAAAATCCCCCCATCATAGGGGGTTGCGATAGCATACTTAAACTCGGTCAGGCCTACGGGCGTTGTACTGACTCCCGAAACCAAAATAGTTAAGGATTCGTCAGACCAGTTTTGTATAGCCCTTTTATACTGTGCTCCTGAAAATACATCTGCTTGTAAGTTTCCCGCTACCCCCAAGCCTAAAGCAGAAGCATTGGCAACCTGCTTGTTAAAGAAAGGGCTATTTAAGAAATGAATCCTCCCTTTCCAAGCATCCGCAATATCTACAGGATTCTTATGGTTTGCCAGTATTAACTGAGACATTACGCATCAGTTCCAATTAGAGAATGAGGCCTCCAACCAATAACGTTTCCAGAGCCTGCTAGAGAAACATTAGCTCGATTTCTAAACCCCCATCTGTATTTGCCTGGAGGGAGTTGGATATTTCTTACAGTTATGTTTTGGGCCACCGTTGAGCCAGAGGTTACCCCCACCCCTACAAAGTATTGGTTGTTTTCTTGCCTGTCCGTTGTTACGTCACCCATCCAGTTTGGATAGTTTGTTCCATCAACGCAAGGGACTAGGTAACATTCGATTGTTGAATCGGTCCCTGCAAAAGCTGCACTTGCGAGCTCAATCTCAAGATCGCATAAATAATACTTATTCGTGGAGTTATCTATCTCATCGGACAAACTTGTCCACTCGTCATTGGTTAACCCGTTTAATACTTGAGCTTGCCCCCCAGTCCAAGTTATTGCAGACAGCGAGGCGAGATAACCACTTGTCTTAGTTGTAAAAGTAGTCATTAGTTACCCCCTAATCTTGCAACTGCAATATCATTCTCAGTCGGATTTATCCCCAGTTCTTCAGCTCTGCTTATAGTTTCAGTTGCAAGGTAGAGCAGGGTGGCTTTATGCACCTCAGTGAAGTCAGGGATAAGCTCCTCTTCGACCAGATCGTCTAACATGGCAATGAACTTCGCTTGAACTTCTGGGATGGTCAGGTCGAAGGTTGGGAAATCCTCTAAAGCTAAAGATACCGCTCTACAGGAAGCTGCCTGACTATCCTTAATCGGAATCCGCAGATCGATCAAGCTGAAGTATTGTTTAATACTATGGGAAGATATTTTTCCTAATCTTGAGATGTCTTTTCGATTAAGAATTGAGAGGATAACCCCATCCTGCCCAGACAGTATATAAGGGGCAATCTCCTCTGCTAGAGGTCCTGCTGTAAGTTCTTGGTTTAGATTAGTCATATTCCATCTCGTTTTTGTGTCTGGACATTACCCGTCCTGCGTTGCTCAAGTCGTTGAAATAGGAGCTGCGGCAGTGTTTGTGGTCCCAGAAAAATATGAGGTCGATTACCTCTATAGCCCACTTGGTTTGAGTTCTGTAAGCCCGACCAGACAGGCACTCATCAGGGTGCCCATTTAAGAAAATGGTGTTTATCGATTGACTAATTACATTTCCGACCCTTCCTAAATAAGCACGCATAATTACACCTCTTTTGTATCACAACGAGTTAAAAAACGAACCCTGTCCAGCAGTCTGACGGTTCTACTCACCTCCACGGCCCCCTTGTGACGCTCAAAAGTTGCTGTTTCAAGCTGGGGCTCGGCTTCCAATAAGCGTAAGCACAAATCCAGGTGGTGGTGGTTCTCGAACCTATGACCTACTTTAACACCAGCCCCCTCAGCCCCCATAAACACTAATCTTGTAAGGTGTGCATTATTACCCAGGATACGGACCGCACAGGAACCTACGTAGCGGGGGAGCATCCTAAACGGTGTGTGAATATCAACAGGCTCCGAGTAAAATCTTGCGGAGTACATCACACCATCTGGGCAACCTCTGCACTCCTTCAGGAGAATACAATACGACGTAGTCATACTTACAACCCCGAGAGGTTGCTGTCTGGAAAATCCGGCATCAGGTCAGTAGCTCTGCGACCCCTATGTCGGCTTTCTGAAGATGCCATGCCCATCACGACTTGCTCTAGCCTGGGTAAGATGTCGTTCAGCCTCTCTATACTGGCGTTTAGGCGGATGACAGCCTCTCTATTTTGGTGCAGGGCTTCCCGCTGAGATTTCATCTCCTCCCAAATATCCTTGTGGGTCTCGTCGATCCTAAGGATGTCGTTCGTGTGCTGCCGCTTCATCCCCTCCAATTCCATTTTGAGGGTTCTGTTCTCGGCGTTGACGGCCTTCGTGTACAGGGTTGCGACCATGCCTCCTACCGCGAGTGCTATGGTGGTCAACCAGTTAATATCAACGTCAACAGTCATTTAGTTGCCCTCGTCAGGTGTTAAAAACAATTGCCTCTCGGCTTCCCGGCGCAAGGTTAAACCTCGCAACACCTTCCCGCCTGACTTATTCCATAACAGGAAGGCAGCCGCCGCGCCTGTGACGTCACCTGCGTTGAGTCTCTTTAACACCGTCGATCTACTCAAGGCTCCCAGTCCTATGTTATAGGCCAAGCTTACGAGAGCAGAGAATTGATTACTGGTGACACCCACCTCTAACAGGTTGGAAACGCCCTCGGCAAACTTGGCTGTGTCTTCCTTGAGGGACTGTTCTGCTTGGTCCTCTGATATGGAACCATACTTTGCGTAGGCCTCAGATCGGCCCTTGGGCCCTCGTAGGAAATCACCTTGAGCATTTGTCAAGGCTCGACCCCAACCTATGGTCCAGATACCTGCTGGACACATCTTCGGTTGTAAGCCTATGGTAGCCAAGTCCCCGTCGTGCAAGGACTCAAACTTCTTGATTAGGGCTAAACCCGCTGCATTAATTGACGTATTCATGGCTGCGAGTTTACCGGTTAATTCAGGGGTTTACAAGTCGGCTAGGTCTCTGCAATCGGCGCAGCACCAGCGTCGCTGGTCTGGTACCGGGTCTCCGCAAGTCCAACAGAACCCCGATTCATTCACGGGTATTTGGTTGGCTTTCTTGCGGATGTTGGCGACCGCAGCATCGAGCAGCTTCTGCTCCATCTGAACACTGTGGTCGGTGTCTATCTCGTCCATTAATCTAAGACTTTGAACAAGCCCGCTTCGATTTGATGGCGGACGAATGCATTGTCGGGACTGTTCAGGTCTAAGACCTCCACCACTCTACCTTCCGGAAACAGCGTCCCTGTGACGGGGTGTCGCAACCTACCTGCTAAAACTTGGATTCGTGCAGGCTTGGTTTCCGCAACTGGATCGGTAACTGGATCGGTAACTGGATCGGTAACTGGATCGGTTTTTGGTTTTAAAGCCATAATGTTCTCCTAAAAAAAGGGGCACCCGAAGGTGCCCCTAGTAAACCCCAACTATTAAGCTGCCAGAGTCAAACCTGTGAAGGCTTCGTCATACAACTTAACCAATGAGATACCGAAATCAAAGCGCATTGCACGGCTTCTACGCAATGCAAATTCTTCAATCGCGCTGTAACTCGCAGTTGTGTTGGTGATTTCGTGTAGACCGAAACGACTGTCGAAACCCACCAAACGGTTGGCACCGATGGTACTGGTTGGCAATAACAACAAGCGTGGGCTTGGCAAGCCCATGTTCTCGATGGAGTAGTCCACTGGGAAAGACGCCTGACGTGCTGAGTTGTCAGTATCGCTTGTTGGTTTGTTGGTACGGCTATCCACGTCCAAAGCGGCGTCGATGTCGCCCAGGATGTGTGTGATAGTCATTTTTTGGTAGTTGGCTCTCAACCATTTCACAAACGCTCTGTGAGTGAGTTTCACACCACCTGTCACCGCTGAATCGAAAGTAGAGGCATTGGCAAAAGCCACCGCACTGATACCGAAGTCTATATCTCCACCGATAATATTCGCCATATCTTCTTCGATACGACGAATACGCTCACCACGGGCCTGAGACGCCAACGCGATACCCACCAAGTCGATAGCGGTGGCCTGCAAAGCTTGGTCCGCGATTTGCAAACCGATGGCTTTAGTTGGAATGGTGTAAGACTTTTCGCTCAGAGTGATAGACACCATGGTAGCAGGCTCAGCCAGCTGACCAATTGGTTGTGCAGAGGAACCTTCTGGTGCGGTTACGTTGATCAAAGGTTGGTCAGCGCGAGGACCAGTTACCGAGGTACGCATTGCAATAGCACTCTCCCAAGGAGACAGGTAATCTTCCTTGCTAGAGGTCAAAGTCTCGTTGATCATTTGCATCATGATTTCGGGGAACAAGATGCGACCAGCGGTGGTTTGACGATCAGAGCCATTAGGTCGAACGATGGTGCCTGCGTGTTTTTCCAGGTTACCATGATAGATTTCCTTCATGGATGTAGCAGGGATACCACGAGCGGTGTCAGCTCTTAAGCGGATGCCGGCAGACTGGATCATTTGCTCAAATGCGGTCGGGGCTCCCACCGGAGTAGGGTACTTGGTCGCATACAATTGGCTAAGCGACAATTGTTGCTCGCCTGCTTCCATATAATGGGTGACATCCAATGTGACTGTTTTCCGCTCACCGGTCACGTCTACAAAACTAACTTCGTTTTCTTTCATGTTTAACTCCTGAATTAGATTTTTTCGATCAAGACCAAGTCGCCAGCAACGCCGGTTCCTGTCATGTTACGGATCACCCGCCACTTGAAGTTAGCAGGGGCACCCTGGATAACTTTTGGATAGGTATTCGCCGTCCCCAAAGCCGCTGAAGTTCCCGCCACACACAACTCACCGACGATCAGTGTACCTGTTTGGGCGGCATCCACTTGGGCGATCATACGCTTGTCACGTCTGACTGAGCCAAAGCTGAAACCGTCGTTGACGGTATTGGCCTCAACGGAAGACACGAAACCTTCGATCTCGTCGTTGGCGGCGCACAGCACGTAGTTGTTGTTGGCTGCCATTTTAACGGGCTTGCCGATGTCTTTGTCGCTGAACTTGCCGGAGGCATTAACCCCCAAAGCTGCCGAGACCACATCTGCATGTGGGCTGTTGACTAATTCAGTAAATACGAATGTGGTCATTTTTAATACCTCTTAGTGGATTACTTGGATTTGTTGAATCGTGCCAAATCCATCAGGATTTGTTCGTTGTGTTTCGCCAGCGCACTCATAGCAGTATCTTCCTCAGCGGACTCGTCCACTTGGGCAGATACCCGGCCACCAACGGGGAATCGTTTGCACAGTTGGGCATCCACTTGCGCATGTTGCTGAACCAGAACACTGGCATCCAGAGACATTAAAGAATCGGTATCCGAGGCTGAACTGCCCAAGGCTACTTGACCTCTTTGGATGGTCTTTACAACAATCGCTTTCATGGATTCTGTATTGGCACCCAACTGGGTCAATTGAGTTTCAGCCATTGACAACTTGGCTTTGGCTTCACCTAATTGAGTGGTCAGGTTGGTCACCAGTTTTGTGAAGACACCTGCTGAGGCTTCTTGCTCACCCGTATCTTCCTGCTCATCAACTTCATCGGTTGACTCGTCGGTTGACTCGTCGGTTGACGCAACCTCTGGGTCTTCCACCGCCTGCTCGTTTTCCAACGCGACCGCTACCGGCACACCAGAGGCGATAGCCGCTGCCGCCTGCTCCGAGATTTGTTTCTTTTTCATATCTACCCCTAGTGAGTTTTGATAATTCATTGTATTTTCTTCACTTTCTTCTGAAAGTGCAATAAAAACTTCACGGAAAGTCTTGACACCGTCGATCAGACCTTTATTCAAGGCGTCCGCCGCATACCACACGTCACCCGTGGCAATTTCCTTAGCCACGTAGTCTCTAGCCATCCCAGTATTCTCCGTAATGGCATCCACGAAAAACTCATGACTCTGGTCTATGTCGGCCTGGATTTTCTCCCTGGCTTTATCAGTCAGTTTCTCGTAGGGGCTTCCCAGCGCTTTATTGGGCGCCGACCGCAACACAGTCTTGGTTATACCTGCTGCATCTAGCATGCCTTTGACTTCTGTATGAACCGCAATCACACCCAAGGAGCCCACCTGAGCCATCGGGGTTGCATAGAAGGAGTCAGCCGCTGTAGCCAACCACAACCCTCCTGACATGGCTCGATTGGATGTAAAGGATACAGTGTCATACTCCTCTGCCAAGTCCTTGATGAACTGGGAAGCGTCCTCCACACCAGAAACCGTGCCACCGGGGGTGTCCCAATCCAGGATAAAGGACGTGGCGTTTTGGGCTATACCTGATTGGATAGCCTCTTTGATGTCCTCGTAGCCTACAAAACCAAACCACTTGCCCCAAATACCGGCCCTGCCTTGTTCCATGGGTCCAGTGATACTGATAATAGCGACGTTACCCCTAACATCCGTCATCCAATGCGACTTGTCCTCATCGTCTTCCCAGTCAGATGCTTTCTGTCTCAGTTCATCAGAGGCTTCGTCAACCTTCTGGTGTGCCAGCAGTAGGAGCTCATGAGCGACTTCATCTCCAAGCCACATTTCAGTCTTAAGGTTTACCTTGTCTTTAGCCATTGGGATTGCCTCCTCCGTTGGATGTAGCACTTCCTTTAGAGGTGCCTTCGTTTAGTGATTTTTGTTGGGCACCGTCTTTATCGGTGACCATGTCTTTTGGTTGTGCCGGCGCCAGCATGCTATCCATGAATCCCGTACCAGAAAGGTTAGGTGCTCCTGGTGCTCTGGGGAAGGTGCCGGTTAAGTGAGCCGCTTCGTCGTCGGTGATGTACCCCGCCGATAGTTTCCGCATAATGTTCATAAAGTCGACGGACCTGTGGGCAGACAACTCGCTCTCAGGACGGAGGTCTACTGACTTGAATCGGAACTTGATATAACTGTCGGTACCGGCTACCAAGCGAGTGGCCAGAGTCAACGCCCTGCTCATCACGGTTTCGACGGGTCTGCGAACACCCTCGACCATCTTCAGGAATACCAGTGACTCCGTGTTACTCAAGGACTGAGAGCCACCTATACGCATGCCCAATACAGAAGGCATGGTCTTCAGGGCTGACGCTAACATGCCTGACAGGGTGTCCAGCATGCTGGAGTAATCTGCTTTGTCGCCGGCCGCCGAAATACTGTCGATCTCTGCACTGTCGTACATTACCACGGCGTCTTCGGGGTTAAGGTCTTTTAACAGGTCTTCGATCTGTGACCGGGTCGCTTCAAAGAACGCTGACATCTTATCAGCATCCGCTAATGTATCTGGGTCAGCCATTTTAGCTACAGCCTCTTGGACAACCCTGACCACCATTCGAGTGTGCCCAGTCCTGCGTATAACCTTGAAGATGTCTTCCAGCAGGCCTTGGTACATGTACAGCATGTTTAAAGCCGACTCGAAAGGCGACCTCGGAAAGATGCTGTTGCTTTGTTGGGCATGAGATGCGTAGAAGATCGTGGGCAAGTCCAGCGGAATCTTATCCCCCCCACCCGCAGGTATCTGCTGTGGGTAACGTCGACCTGTTGCTTTTGATACCCATTCAATCGTGTTGATGGGTATCGACACGATCTCCTCTGGTAACTGGAATTTGTTCAGGACCAACTCACCCATACAGGCACCAGTCTGGAGGACCTCTTTGATCATGGTTTCCAGGAGTGCGTCCAAGGCCTGCTTGCTTGAAAACCCCTCGGTGTAATCGTATAGGGTGTCCAGGGAGGCTAACACCGACTGGACCGCAAGCGTTGCAGCGGGGTCAAACTGGTGCGTACCGGCTGTGTAAGCGGTGACGGTATAGCCAGAAGACATACCCAACTGCAGGTAAGCGTTCAGGGCTGCAGAGAAGGTGCCGTCTGTCCTTGTGAGAATCCTAATGGCCGTTGTGACTGGCTGGGTTCTCAAATCCGAGATGGACGTGTTAAAGTAAGACCGCTCTGTATCGGTTATCGTAGCGCCTTCTGTTTTACGGTAACCCACATCCGTCACAGGCACTTTAGTCGCAACGACTCTTCGCGGTAAAGAAATTGGAGGGGCTTCGGCCATAAACATCGCTCCGGTTGGAATTGTTAATTAACTCAATAACTAAAGATTATTACATAACTGACATGAATACACCTATAGTTGGCAGCAAGTCCGATTACTTGCGTAACCTCGATGAGATCAACGACTGTCTGCTCGACCTGGAGGAGATGTCCATGTTCCTGACCCCTGAACATAAGAAGCGGCTGCGTAAGTTGGTGGTCGACCAGACCGATGACACCATGTTTGGGGTAGACGAGGTCGAGGCCCAGTTCTTGATGGTCAAGAAGATCAGAGACCGGTTGGTTTCTTCAGACGGTCACCTTCTGGAGGAGGCTGACGTTAAACAAATCTCGGCTTTAGTGAGTGCTTCCAACTCTCTGATCAGCTTGTACTTCCGTAATCAAGGTATGATCGACCACCTCAAAGAGGTGTCCACGTTGAGGGAAGCCGTGACGGTTGCGATTCGGGAACTGGATCGGGATGCTCAAGCCAAGTTCTTCAACACGTTCGATAGGATCACAGGAGGTAGTCGTGATTAACGACTGGCTTGTTCTACTTATTATCATTTTCCTGTTGGCGACGGCATGATTAAAGTAACCATATGCGTTAACCAACGGTGCCCCCTCCGGCACCGTTGCGGTAAAGTCTTTGAGCCTCAAGAGGTACAGGGTACTATAGCTTACAAATTCTTCCACCCGACTCGGGATCAGGGCGGACAGGTTAGTTGTGGTGAGTTTAGTCAGAAGGTGTCGCATGGCCGGTAATCTTATTTCCAATTTCAGGGAGTCCCTACAGGCTCAAGTGGATAGGTCCTCTTTGGTGACCTCCGACTGGATAGTCTCCAACTTCACGCACCCCAGGGATGACAGAAGGAACTGGTCGTGGAAGGATCATGAGTTCCAAATTGATATAGCCGATTGCGATGACAGGGAAGTGGCCGTTATCAAACCCGCTCAGACGGGTTTGTCGACTTTACAGATACGTCTGATTCTGGCCTTCCTGGCTCAACATGACTACCTGAAAGCGGCTTACGTCCTGCCCACGTCTGCCTTCGCCCGGGAGTTCACACAAAGCCGGTTCAACCCAGCCATTGAGTCCAGCCCTAAGATCGCAGGATTGGTGTCGAGTGACACCGACAACACCTCTATCAAGAAGATAGGCTCCTGCTTCCTTATACTTCGAGGTACGTCGGGCACCACCTCCGCCATCTCTGTCGACTTAGACCTCCTGATCGTAGATGAGCTTGACTTCTGTTCTCAAGATGTTCTCTCCTCCTTCAGCTCAAGGTTGCAGCACTCGGACCTGAAACTTAAACGAGACTTCTCGACCCCAACCTTGCCCGGGTTTGGGATTTCGGCTAAGTATGCGGAGTCCTCGCAGGCTGTGAGGATGGTCAAGCACGATGTCTGTGGGCATTGGGTTAACCTGTCTTTCTTCAGTGACGTGGTGATTCCTGGGTTCGACCAAGCGACGTCCGATTTTAGGGTCGACCACCTGCCGTTCGTCGATGTCTCTCAGGCTTGGTACAAGTGCCCTCATTGTGGGCATGCTGTTACTGAGGCCAACCTTGCCGATCCGGACAAGAGGAGCTGGGTGGATAAGCACCCCGGCCACTTCCGGAAAGGCTTCCGGGTAACTCCTTGGGATTTGGTCAAGTACAACCCTTTGGCAGAGGTCCTTGGGGATATCCGTAAATATCATTACGGAGATTGGGTTAATTTCAGGACAGGTTTGGAGTTTGAGTCCGCCGACAACTCCTTCATGGAGTCCGTGATCGACCGTAACACGGTTATCAACCCTGTTGCCTTAGATACCTTATTGGCAGGAGGGTATTATGGCCTGTTTATCGGGGTCGACTTGGGTAAAGTGGCCCATTTGGTGGTGGGCGCAGCCTCGGAAAAGGGGTTGGATATATTGTGTGCAGTGCAAATAGACGTCTCAAAACTGCCCGATCAGAACCTTGGTAAGCTGCTTGTGAAGCTCTCAAGGGCGGTTAGGTGTCCACGGCAGGTGGTAGACAGCATGCCGGACTACTCCGTAGCGCTGCATTTACATGCCATGAATTGTGGTTTTGGCGCCGTTTATGGCACGAATTCCTCGAATTTGGACATTTATGTGTGGGATGAGAAGAAGGGTATGGTCAAAATGGACCGAGACCTCCACTTTGACGACCTCGCCGGGGCTGTCAACTCGGGAAAAATACGGTTTCCAACAGACCAACCCCTAATGAAGCAGCATCTGTCCGTAATGAAGAAGGCCTCCGTGGAGACAGCCAAGGGTAAGGTCAAGAAATGGGTTTCGACCTCGACCGAGGACCACTTTGGCCATGCGTTAGGGTATTGCTGGGCTGCGTATGCTTCGATTTCGGAAAGGTATGTGCTGACGCCCTTGATTATGCCACCGAGCGTGGGCAAGGTTAGGCTGAAAACTTGAGTTTGTTTAAATCCCGTTTTTTCAAAGTGGGTGGGATATGTCGAGGGGTGCTCCCACCCCCTTCTGGTGTCGAGTCGATACAAAAAAGTACCCTGGGTCCGCACCATCTTGGTGCAAAACGGCCTAAACACCACCAAAACCGCACCATCTTGGTGCACCACGCCTAAGTCGTTGATTTACATCACATTATTTTACTTGACATTACTAAAACACCTTTTTTCTGTATAAATTTTATACAATTTTAACTTTGTCAAGCACTTTCGTGCACCAATCTGGTGCACCATAAGCATATAAGCTAACGCTAATAATCCTTTAAAATCAATAACTTACAGAGTTTTTCGAGTTGGCATGATTGCTGCATTATTTTAGGCTCACCCTACCTTCTTTTTTTTTGGAGTCATAACCATGAACGCTCAAACTACAGTTACCCTGTCAATCGTTAGCCTTAAGTCAATCGACCGAGATATAAACACGCTTGTTTCCAGCTTAGGAAAAGCCGAAGACAAAATATTATCCATATGTAATTCAATACTTACCGGGGCAAGCCAAGCTACCACGCAAAAAGATGTTAACGCTTTCTATCAGAAAGCTGCCACGCTAGCTGATAAGCTGGCTTTTTTCGGAAAACAAAAAACAGTAATAGCCTTTTTTAAAGGCAAAATCCCGCACAATATCAGCGCGGGTAAAGATGGGCATTACAAGCTAAGTAAGCTTGACACAAGCTTAATAAAATCAGCTGAAACCTTGCAAGCCGAAAAGGATAAGGCGGCCGATAATCGCGCGGCAGCTACGATTAAACGGCAAACCGAGCAGGCAGAAAAAGCCGCCAAACTGGCAAAATTCAGCGAGATGGAAAAACAATTGAATGACGTTCAATTGTCAGATAAGACTGAATTAAAAAAACAGCTAAACAGCATTAAAAAACTGGCTGAAAAGGCTGAAATAGAAGCCACGGCAAACAAACAAGCGGCTGAAAAAGCTGGTAAACAAGCTGCCGTGGTTGCGAGTGAACTAGACGCGGCCAAACTGGTTATAAAGGAATTAACCGATAAATTACACGACGCAGAAAGGATTACCGCTACCATGTCCGCGCGGATAAAATCAGATGCTGAGCTGATAGCATCACTCAAGGCCGAAGTTAAGGCCTTGAACCGTATAGTCAACAAGGCCGCCTAATCGCTGCCAATAGTCCCGGATTAATCCGGGACTATCTCAAACAGTGTTAATTAACACTGTTTGAGATAGTCCCTAGCGCAAGGAGTCGCGCGGCAAGTCTATGGACTTGTTTTCCTATGCTGCCCAGCTGGGCAGTAATAAGGCGTTAGTCATTGCTAAAACCTTGCACGTTCATTTAATGAGTGCTTAACCTAGCAAGCTGATTATTCGAGAGAATTACACGCAAAACCGATGTTATACACTTTTATTTATTGGTTCCTCTGTTCTACCATTGTAGAAAACGTGACAATAAAAAAGGCGTATAGTCTGGAAATCTGGCCTAATCGTTAACTGATACAGAAAAAGGTTAATCGTTAGGCAGTGGGTAACCCCTTAACGTGTTTGCAATGGTAGCAAGAACGGCCAACCCAATGGCCGTGCGTTTTGGTGATTCCCTATAGTCTATAAATTATTCACTATAGGGAATCACCAACAAAAGCCGCAAGATATTCTAATCTTGCGGCTTTTTTATGCCCTAAACTTTTAGCCTAATTAGATAAGGAATCTTTATGAACACCCACCACATAAAAGCAAACCACACTTTAGCCCACAAAGCCAAACCGTTGGTTCAAGCCTTGTTCGAAGAGCATGGCGACGTTTTTATCGCCGTCCGTGGTTTGGAAACCGAATACGAAAACGGCGAAACAGACGAACGGGTCTACACCGTTTCCCTATGCCCCAACCAAGAACAAGTTTATGCCTATGAATGGCAGTATGTCTCTGCCAAGGAATGGCTGGAACACTATGAAACCCCACAATTTGGAATTGTAGACGGATACGGCAGGGAATGCTTTTCTACACGTTTTAAAACCTTGAAGGAAGCCAAGGACGCTTTACAAGCCTTCGTCCTGGGCAACGACGAGCCACACAAATATTATGAACTTGATGTTCATAACTTCAGCATATAACCAACCAACCTTTTGGAGCAATCAAATGAAAAAATTGGCATTCATAACCCGCCACACACCAACCCCAGCCCAGTACAAGCTTGCATCTGAGCAAGGATTCGAGCTTGATTTTGTGGGCGACAGGGACGCTTTTAGTTTTAATCCTGAAGAGTTTCAGGATTATGACGGCGTTGTCGTTGTGCATCCCTGGATGGCTCTTCAGGCCACAAGATGGGTGAACTTCATCGGCGTTTTCGAAAACGCCAACCGGGCGCCTGAAGGTGAAAGGCCTTCATTCGAAGCAGTGGCCTTGCACGTCATGGAAATGCCTCATTCGATTGAGGCAAACCTATACAAGGAAGTAATGGGCCTGGAAGCCCTGGAGATGGCAGAAAGGGATTTGACCTCATGATTTCCATCTATTCCGAGTCTGGCTTTTCATGCCAGTTTCAAAACCTGGATGCCGCGATTGAAGCGGCAAGGGATTACATATTTGCAAGGATGTGCAAGTGTGACCTTTCTGCAAGGGTTTGCATCATCGTAAAGGGAGTTTTTCTCAAGGCGTTAACTTGGGAAGACATTTGATAAATCTAATATCGAAGGAAACAAACCATGCGAACGAAAGAAGAAATGCGAGCTGCAAGGCAGCTCGCAAGGGAAAACTGGAAGTCCCTAGACTTCCAAATAAATGACGAGCTTCTGGAGAAGTTCGATAAATTGCCACAACAACATCATTGGTCGGCAAATATAGTCAAGGATGGAACCTTGACTATAACAACCTTCAGGCATGGGTTGTACGACTTGGCCGAAGCTAAAGAAGAGATGGATAATTTTGTTAAGTTATTAGGCGACCCAATAAACTAAATGAACCTTCATCACGCCATTTTGGCCGAAGCCGCAAGGCTCGGCCAAACATTCGAAGGAATCGCAGGAATGAAGCGATTCCACGTTGTAATTCCAGGGTCGGGCGAAGGATTTGCCCAAACCTTGGCAGAAGCCGAAGCTTCGAAGGCCGCCGCCGAAGATATTATTCGGCGCCACAACCTCGATTTCGAAGCAACCGTCATTTCAACATTTCAACAATACTTGAAATGACATTAAAAATATCCATTTACGAAGCCGCCGAAGGCCGAAAATCGGCGGCGGAGTCATTTTCAGGCGGCGGAGGATCAACGTTAAACTTTTCCAAAAATCGGCAGGGATATATTACAGGAAAAGTGCAAAAAGTAAGGGAAATTAAAGGTACGAACAAGGCTCTTTAAAGAAAAATAAATTACTGAAATCATTTATCTTTTTTTTTAGCCTTTTTTTAGGGTACCTATATTAGCATTCCTGAATATTTCCGTTGATGTAATATATCCCTACCCCTATCACTTTTTTCGGTAGGGGTAGGGATATATTACATAAAATCGAAAAGTAGTTTTCAAAAAGTGCCTTTTTCAGAACCCTATTTTTCGAAGCTCCCACCTTGACCTGCCTAGGTTTTTTATTCTTCTACCTGCCAAAAATGGCCGATTTTCACCGATTTTTGGCCTCCAAGTTTATAGAAGTAAGTTCCCCGATTATTGAAGGATTTCAACCACATAGTTTTCTTTTAAACTTTTTGGCCGAAATCCTCAAAATCGGGGTTATCGAAAATAAAAAGCCACTGAGTAATGACGTTATTTCACAGCCTTTATCTTTTTAGAAGTATAAAAGACGAAAATCCTAACGTATTTCGCTCAGTGGACCCCTATTTTCGTACTTCTATAAATAAAAAACCTGAAAAAAAACGCTAGGGAAAAATTCGCATGAATTTGGACAAAAGCACATCTGCAGTCCCGACCCTTGCCCCGCAAAACAGCACCAAAAACACCCCTCAAGCCTTGTTGTTCTATGGGTTTCGAAGGCTTTTACTAACACAAAAGCCACTGAGTCTAGCCGCACGACTTCTGTAAAATACGATAGGACTATATTACAGTGCTCAAAATCGGCTGTTTTTCAGCCGAAAACAGCCAAAAACAGCAGGCCACTGAGTTTGTAAAAATATGTTAGGTCGTGTTTGCGAAATTTTCCCTGCCACTTTTAACGAAAGTTCTACCTCTTAACTCAGTGGCCTGCGCTCCCACTTAGAGCCTGAAGGCTTTAGGGTACCCGAATCGGGTACCCTTAGAGGCTCTAGGATTTTGCTGTTTGATGGGTCCACAGACTCTAACGTATTTTGGTAGAACTAACTGTGAGATTCACAGTTATAATGTACATCACCAACACTATAGGAGTCGATATAATGACCAATCTAGGAACCATAAACGAAGCCCAAGCTAGGGATTTCATAAAGCACCGACCTGAAACCTTCCAGGTAGAAGGAGGCATCCCACTTGAGATAGACCTCCTAAAAATATGCAAACACTTGCATATACCTTATGGGAGGGCCTATCGGCCCCAGCCTGTCCAGATGATTCGAAGGGATTTCTTCGAGTATTACACCATCCTGCGGGACATTCAGAAAACCCCGTGGGAGATATTCGAACTCGACGGAGGTTGGACTGGCGTCAGCCCTGCAGGGGACGTTATCGTGAGGGAAGCATTAGACCAAGGGATATGGTCGGATTTGTGGAAGCGGTGGCCTGTGAAGGAGTTTTACAAGCCCAGCTCCAAAATCGTACCACTCTATCGGTGGCCGGCCTTCTGCACCAAGGACCAGATAGAGGAGTTCTATCCGGACGTTGACTTTAAAGACGTCCAGAAGGCCCATCGAAAGATTGGAACCTTCAAGGCAGCCTGGACGGGGACGTCTACGTCTCACGCTCGGCCTAGCGTGTACCAGAAGGTTATCGTCCACCTTCTGCATCTTGGCGTCCACATGGAAAGACCTACCGTGATGGACGTCCATAACCTAGCCCTGAAGCATGGGGTGTACAAGGTATACCCCTACGCTGTAGGACCTAAATTTAGATAACTGTGAAAAGTGGGAGAAACAACATGTCACTCAATATCGAAGTAGACGGCACCGTCTACAAACCCGTCTACAAACCCAGCTGTATAGGTTGTGCTTTCGAGTACGACAACCCGAGATGCTCGAAATCCCAAGAGGTGGAAGAGTGCAGTCACCATATCTGGGTACCGAAAGACCACACCTACGTCTGTACCAGATATGGGTGGTATATCCACTCAGATAGTGGGGAGGTTCTCAGACATGCCTTGTCTGAGAAGTTTGGTCCCGCCCCAATTCATGTCGAAGGCCCTAATACTTATTGGTACTTGGATGGGTTTGATAACCCAGTTAGGGAGGATTCAGAATGAAAATCATTTTTGGGAACACAGCACCACCACTCACCCTAATGGACCTAAATCTTGACGGGTTCTTTTATAACTACCTGAAGAAAGCCAACGACGACATCGAGAAGGCCGTCGAGGAGGTATTAAAGGTATTCGGAAAGACCGAGACCAGCCTCTGGACCTGCAACCCTCTCATACCCAACTACCTGGATGACGATGTTGCCCGGGAGCTGATCTACATCTACATCGAAGGTCAGCTGATTAAGTTCGGGGATGATGAACACCTGTGCAAGAAGCTCCAGTTCATGGGGCCTGGAGAAGCCCTGGCCGATGATGGCCGGATATGGCCAAAGGGGGAGACAGCAGAATGAAACCGAAACAAAACTGGTTCCAGACACTTAATGCCTCCCTTGCATCTGAAGGGTTGGTGGACTTATGGCCTCTTGGCAGAAACATAGCCTATGGCGAGACTGCTAGAGTCACAACAGATGACAGACTTATCTCTGTCACAAGAGAAAACGATGGCCGTTATGAACGGCCAATTCATTACAAACTGTGAGATTCACAATTATGAACAGTCTCAGAATCCGCCAAACCACTCTTGACATGATCCTTGACGCCCAAGGCTGGCACGTCAGTGGCAACATGATAATCGACAACAAAAACCAGCGGGTCGGCACTATCGAAGGCACCGACCCTTACACATTAACAGTAAACAAAGATTACCTGTGCGTCATCCTTGCGGGTAAGAGAACGGAGGAAGTATGAGTATCGAAGACCTAGTAAAAAGAAAGTACCAACTTGAAAACCAAATCAAGCTCCTGACCTCAATGCTGGACGACAAGCGATACTGGGTGCTGACGGTGGGGAACACCCAGCACAATGATGTAAGGTCTTTTACTGAAGAAGCCGTCCAGGCACACTTGGACAAGCTTTCCACCGAACTTGACCAAACGGTAAGCCTTCTACAGAAGGCTTACCGTTATCTCGAAAACCAGGGGGACTTATGAGCGAATCCAATTACGAATGGCTTTGCCGCAGGTTTAAACAGTCCTACCACGATGACGCTGTAGACACACCCAGCATCGTCGCTGCAGGTATCGTCGGCCTTTCCAAAGGACGTCGAACCATTCAGTTCATCCTTACCTCACGGGATGAGTCGGACACCATCTTCGACCTGGACAAGGTCATTACGCAATACAGAAAGGGGAACCCACATGAATGAAATCGACTATTCATCCTTACCCTACAGGATGAATCAGACAGCATCCTCGACCCGGATAGGGTCAGAAAGGAGAACCCTGATGAATGAACTCATCCAAAAATTAAGAAGCTTTGCAGCTGGGGAAACCACGCCTGACTGGGAAGAGGATGGGTTGTGTTTCTTTCTCGAACATTTGAGTCCTAGCGGCTTTGTCCGCCTATTAAGAGAATCGTACCAAAGCTGGCCGCATTACAGCGGTAACCATACCTACCCAGTACCCTCGCCTGAAGAGGCCTGGACACCGAAGGCCATGTACTGGGCAACCCATAACAAATGGGAAGGCGAGTATGGTGACCTTAGACGTGACCTCTGTCGTCACTTTGCCGATTACTTGGAGAACCAACATGACCTGGAGAGCCTCAATGACCTGGAGAGCCAACATGACCTGGAGAACCAACATGACCTGGATTACCCTCTGTAGGAGAACCAACGACCCTAAACTCCGGGACATCGAACGGCAGTTGGACGAGATGGAAATACCACATCGAAGGCATGGGGAATCATTCCATGCCCCAATCCTGCAGGTACCTGAGGAGTTGTACGATCTGGCTAACACCATCCTGACGCTTGAGTATGACGACATACCCGACGATGACCCGAGGTTCATATGAACCATAAATAGCACCCAAAGTTATTCACGACCCGGAGGGGCTTATGAGAAGCAGAAGACTAGACTTAATGATGGCCGAACTGGCTATAACTGAAACCAACCACCCAACCGATAGGCTATCCCCGACTGCAACCAACCACGTTTACATAGTGGACGTGCCCGACATGCAGGAAACAGCTTTTCCACACAGGTTCAAATCCAAGTGTAAGAAACATCGCCGCGAGGCGAGGGGGTGGTGATATGTCTCTTGAGATAACACTCGACGGCAACGTCCTAACCGTGGTCGAGGTGACCCATTCCTTCGTAGCAACAACCCGTACCTACTGGTACTACAACATATCCACCTGGATGAGTTCATCCACAGGTAAGAAGGACTCCCCAATCGATAGGCAAATGCGTCAGGAACAAATCGACTGGGTGGAAAAATACTACATCCCGAAAGTAAAACCCCTTGCCACATTGGTCGACCGAGTGAGAGTCGAAGTGACCCAGGGTTGTGGCGCGTACCCCAAAGGTTGCCAGTTTTATGCAGGAAAACATGACCTGTTCACCGACATGCGTCGGAGCGGCATCGACACCATACACCTTAGCGGCAGGCCTGACTTATCAGGCCTGCCGGAGGACCAACCCTTGCCCATCCACCCTGGGTATAAGGCTTTTATTTTAGGATAACTGTGAATTTCACAGAAGTACCCGGTTCGGGTACGACGTTAACAACACACAGAAGTACCCGATTCGGGTACTTCACAACTTTTAGGAGAAACAACATGAACACAATCAAAAACGAAGAAGCCCCTGCCTATGGCGCAGAGGACGAAGCCATCCTCAAACAAGCCAAAAACATTCTCCTTAAGAGAATGAAGAAGCGGGGGATCGCCATGACTGACCCGGGCATAGTCAAGGACTACCTGACGCTACAACTCCAAGAGCTGGAGCACGAGCAGTTCCATGTCCTATTCCTGGACAACCAACACAGGCTAATAGCCTGTGAAATGATGTTCAAAGGTACGATAGATGGGGCCAGTGTCTACCCCAGGGAGGTCATGAAACGAGCGTTGCATTGGAACGCAGCCGCTTTGATCCTTGCCCATAACCATCCGAGTGGGCTACCTGACCCATCACAGGCCGACATAACTATCACCGGAAAGCTCAAGGACGCCATGGCTTTGATCGATGTCCGAATCCTTGACCACTTCATCGTGGGCGACGTAGTGTCCGCATTTTCTGAAAGGGGGTTGATATGAGATACATAGTGACCCTGCATCAAATCATAACCTACCGCTGCTTAGTGGAAGTCGAGGCCTGCAACACTAAGGAGGCTTTTGAGAAAGCCGTGGCTACAAGCCCTAAGGATTGGCAAGTCCATACCCGATCAAAAATTACGTTGCCTGTGGATGTGGCAAATGGCATTGAACAAGTGCCCTACACCTTCGAGGACCCAAGCCCAAGGCACCCAGTTGAAGACTGGGTGCTTGAGGTACAAAACCGTGACACCTGCCTTGGGTATCACGAATGGGTCGAACACAGAGAGGAGTCGTGCCGCTTTGATCCTTGCTCATAACCCTGGAGAAACAACATGAACACATTTAACACATTGAATATCGCAATCATCGGCGCTTTCATGATGGAAGGCATGCGAGACTTATCCTTGTCCCTACCTCCCATCCATTACGAAACGATACTGGATGCGTGGGACCAAGGGGCTTTAGAACTGGTTAGGGAGATGGTCTATTACGCTGAGTTTGTTGAGCAGCAGCACCAAGCACACGATGATGCCGACCCTGGGGCAGTGTTTGACTACGTCGTATCGAACCGATTTGGTATGTGGTTTGGTCGTCGTATAGCCGAGCACGATGCACCTACCGAGGACGAATGCAAAGCTGAAATCATACGACTCGTGGGTGAATGGCTGGGGGAAATATGAACCTAAAAGTTCTAAAGTTAGAATCCTGGATGCGCTTTGACCTAAGCTTCTACCCGGAGGAGTATAGCAACCTGGATCGTATCGAACCCATTGTTAATCGCCACGGGTACTACTGCTACAACGGTTACGTCTGGTTCGAATGTGGTAAGGGAACGTTCCATATCAAGGACGGGTTTGAGTCCTTTAATCTGTCCTTGAGTATGCTACAGCACAAGCACCTGAGAGAGGAAGAGGAGCAGGCAATTCTTCTGCTAAGACGGGCCAAACTGTTACCAAAATCCTTGTTGGAAGTCCTGAAAATGGAGCACTTCCTAAAGGACATACGTGCCAATCGAACTGACATGGGAAAACGATTTATACACTTTAAAAGGAGCAATGGTATATGAGCATAACTGAAGTCATCGAAAAACTGCGACTAATCGCAACCGACCCAGAGTACCCTATAAACTGTAGGGTTCATGGTCTTTGCAGCTTACTACAGGATATGGACCCAGTACACGACCTAGCCGGTATGCTCTACTTCTGCCTAGACACATGGCCCCACTACTCAGGCGACTACAACTTCCCTGTCCCTTCCCAGAGCGATCTGGACGCTGGCAGCTATTACCTGCGTTGTGACGACAAGTGGGAAGGCAACTATGGTGACCTGCGCCGCGACCTCTGTCGTCACTTTGCCGATTACCTGGAGAAGACCGAGGAGCTATTACCTGATAGTGAACAACCACTGTGAATTTCACACTTCTTAGGAAAACAACATGAACGAAGACCTAAAACAACCCGAGGGCCTTAGCCCTCTAGGCATTGCAGCCTATGACTGCATTATGAACTTCCTGGTCAAAAACAACCTGACCAACACCGGTGGGTGCCCTGCATTTAAGTCCCCACAGGAATGGCGGGACCGTGGGGAAGAATGCTGCCGGTATTCCCACCTTATCGTCGTCTATGACGGTGGTGACCTGCGCGAAGCTTTTATGGAAGACGAGTGCTATACAGTGACAGAGAAATTGGACCATGCCTTAGAGGGTCTGGGCCTTTACTTTGAACATGGTACCAATTGGTACGGAGGGATTTATGAAATCTAAATACTTTTGGGTTCGCTGGTACAGGCGATGGGCCTGCCGTCGAGCCTACAGCAAACTCAACCAAGAAGACCGCCAAATAGCTCAATACCTTGGCATCGACCCCGACACGCTTATTCGAAGGGGCCTCCTATGAGAGAACTCCTCATAAAACTCAGAGCTTGCCAGGATGCCCTCGACTGGGTTGGTGACAAAACCCTGCAAGAGGCATGGGAAACCTGCCCCCGAGGGGACTGGATGCTGTGGTTGTATAGGCGGCTCTACCCGGATAACGTAAGGGAGCTGACGTTGGCAAAAGCGCATTGTGCCAAGACCGTCTGGCACCTGATGAAGGACGATCACAGCCGGAAAGCCGTGGACATGGCGATAGCGTATGGAGAAGGGAGGGCTACTTTAGAGGAGTTGAGTATACCGGCTTCCGAGGCCTACCTTGTCGCGCACTCTGCACATAAGCAGGTTAACAACCTCTACTTTGAAAGACCAGAAGCGGCTTTCGAGCTGTACCCTCATGCGGTTGCGGCCTCAGCTGCCTACGCTGCCGTAGAACCTACAGCCATGTCATCGGCTGCTGCAGCTTCTGCCATACCACAGCATCAACAATTAACAGCCGATATTTGTCGGCAATATTTGAGGATAGACCTATGATCTCCATTGCACTCCGCGTAGCCATCATTGTCTTGCTTGCCTTATGGGTAGGCAAGCAAGCTAAGGAAGCCCTGCAGGTACCCGAATCGGGCACTTCGTCCGGTTTAAAAGTACTTCCTATTTATTCAGAAAGTAAGTTATAATTTACATCGAGGTGATGTGATGTACACAATCCCAGAAGAAATGCCAATCGAACAGCGCCGAACATTCCTGCATGACTGTGACAAGTTGGTCGGCATGTTCGGCGCCGAAAAGATCGATGAACTATTAATGACCTTTCCTTTGCAGAAGTTGCTGGAGGTCCGTCATGAGGAGGTGAACCACCGCAACCCCCAGCAGAGACCCCGATCTGATGAAATATACCTGGGTACCGAACCCAATTACGTTACCAGCTACAGGATGATAGATGGCAAGGAGTACAGCCGCACAGACAGAGCCAATTGCCACCACTATCTTGCACCCAATAGAGTGCAACACTGCGACATGCCGACCCACATATTGAAGCCGGCCATGTTATGGCGCTGGCCGTGGCTGTCCGAGTTCAAACTGGCAGTCTACTCAAAACTCGACGAGTTCTATGTGGAAGTGGGAGTAGGCATCCTACAGAGCCTGTACGTTCCGTTTGAGGCCATGACAACAGGCCAATTCCACTTGGTGAGGGACAGAGTTGACACCTACTTCCGGTGGTACACCAAAGACAAAACTACCTGGGGGGATTTCAAAGACCTCCCAGAAACCGTGAAATTTATGGAGGCATTTAATGCAAATCTTGGAACCCGGTGAATACCGGACCCGTGACGGTCGCACTGTGACCGTCTCTGAAGTAAA